ATGCAATTCGACGTGCGGGCTGCAAAGCTTCTTGAGCCAGGCGCTCATATCATCTTAAGTGACTACCCTGGCTTGCGCTTGAAGGCGGCGGCTAGCGGTAAGGTGTGGGTCTATCGTTACAAGAGCCTAGCAGACGGGAGGATGAGGCAGATCAAAATCGGCGGGTGGCCGGCGATGTCTGCAGCGAAGGCAATAGTCGAGTGGGAGGTACTGAGGGCACGCCGCGATGCCGGCGCCGACCCAGCCGCTGAGCGACGGGCGAGTAGAGCGGCAGAGAAGGTGGCTGCATCCTTGCCCGAGCGGAGTGGTCCGTACTTGGTGCGTGATGTGTGCGCCGAAAGTCTTGAGCACCTCAAGTTACGCCGTAAAGAAAAAGGTTGGCGTCAGGTTGAGCGCTTGTTCAATGCGACACTGAATAAATTTGGCGCACAAGAAGCTGCAGGGGTAACGCGTCGCGCTGCATTTGATTTTCTTGATCAATTCAAGAAGACGCCCAGCCAAGCCGCCAAGCTTAAATCGGAACTCGCCATCGCCTGGGATTACGCACTCGATGCAGGCAAGCTTCCAGAAACCACGCCAAATTGGTGGCGCATGATCATGCGCGGCCACTTTAAGAGCAAAGGGAAGAAGATCGCCGGGAAACATATCGGCACAAAGAAGCGCGTGCTGTCGCCCCAAGAGCTGGCCATCCTAATTCCTTGGCTGTCAAACTTTTCCCGGACCGTCGAGGATATTTGCACCATGTACCTGTGGACCGGTACGCGCGGAGCCGAAAGCTGCAGCATCTGCGCTGAGGAGGTGACCGATGAAGCCGATGGCCTATGGTGGACAATCCCGAAGGAAAAAACGAAGAACGCACGCCTGGATAACGCGACGGACCTCAGGGTGCCGCTGACGGGGCGCGCGGAAAGCATTGTGCGGCGCCGAATGCAGTTGATTCAGACGGGACCTTTGTATCCCAACAGGAAAGGTACCGGACCGATTCAGCAGCAAATCGTCCAGGGACAGGTCTACATCTATCAGCCGTATAGCAAGACACGCCCGACCTTCGTTCGCCCGCGCTTACCGGTGACGCATTGGGCGCCCCATGATTTGCGCCGGACGACGCGGACGATACTGGCGTCGTTAGGATGTCCTGATGAAGTTGCGGAGTCGGTGATCGGTCACGTGCAACCGGGGATCAAGGGAGTCTATAACCTGCACGAGTACGATAAGGAGCGGCGACTATGGCTTACTCGGGTCGATCAATATCTCGAATCCCTGTTGGTCGCTTAGGATGCCTGCCGTCGCAATTTTCCGGAGGGAGTAGATTCGACACGGGACGTGCTTCCGCCCACTCTTCAACCTCGCGTAAAAGCCACGCTACGCGCCGCCCGCTCATCTGTCGAGGTGCCGGGAACTCAGCTTGCCGCACCATACGTTGCACTGTTGCTGTGCTCAGTGCAAGTATCGCGGCCACGTCCTGTAGATCGACGTAAATCGGTTTAAGCATTGCGCCCATAATTTAATCCCCGTATCCCATACCCATCGCCCGCGCCGGCCCGCTTACCTGGTGCAGTGCATCTCCCATTGGCGGCCTGGCGCCGTTCCTCAACTCTGCCGCAATTCGCGCAATATCCTCACCCACCAGGATGACGCTGGATTCAGGCTTGACCAGTGCCGCCGCCAGTGCGTCAACCTTGTCCTCTATGCGTTTCAGGTGGGCGCGCAGATCTGAGTGTTGTCGCTCTTCGGGTGACAACGGCCTGGCGAGAAACTCGCGGATCTCGGCCGGTACCTGTGGCTTGTAATCAGGCGCCGGCATGATCGACCCCTACCTTGCACCCGCAACGCTTACCAAAAGCCGTACCGGTACCGCCGCAAGGGCATTCGGCCGATAGCGCGGACTGGCCTTCGCCGTAAAAGGCGGCGTGCATTTCGGCCGATTGAATTGCCTGCTCTTTCGTGACGTCCCGGCACAGCGCCATACAGCCACGTTCGTCATCAAAGTATGCGGTGGCACTCCAACTCCCGCGAGGGCTCTGTATTACCATGTACGGTCCAGCAACCATTCCGCCCAAGCCCAGGGTCTTCCATGCCAGCGACTTGCGTTGGAGGGCCTCAACTATGCTCGGCTCGCCTTCGCCTACCTGCTGGGGCGGTGCTGCGCGGTACAGTGGTATCAGCGGGGTTCCGAAGGACTTTGCAAATCTCGGGTCAAGTGTGACTGCCCAGCCATTATTCGGGTGTGTGACCGGCTGATACATCCACGCCACTGGCTCTGCTGCCTTCTTCTCGGCGAACAGCGATCCATCCTGCTCATGCATCAGGCGCCAGTATTGCGGTTGCGTCAGCCAGCGGCAGGAGCTATCGAACAGCGCGTATTCACCACCTTTGTGCAGGATGCGTCCGATTACTTCGTAGCCGCGCTGCTGAAGGTCGGCCAGCAGGCGGTCGAACAGCGGGCGCTTGCCTGGCTCTGTCGCCTGCTGGCTGGCCGCTAGGGCGGCGCGGGCTTGCCAAGCAATCCACCTGTCTTCTTGTGGCGTCCCTGGTTCCGCTTCCTCCGTGTACAGCCAGCCCTGCTCCCTACGTTGCCATGTCTCAAATGCTGCACGCTCGTCTTGCCCGCCCTCTGGCGTGGCTTGCGCTGGGGTGGCGGTAGGCTCCTTGCCTGTCCATGCTAGCGTATCGCAGCGCGGGCACCAGGATACATTGCGCCCGCCCAGCTGCCCGTAATCATTCCATACATGCGAGCAGGCTGCATCGGTGGCGCTGGCCGCTTCCGGGGCAATAAGTTCGCCTGTCCAGTCGCCGCCGGGGCGAGGGAATGTGCTGCCCGTGCACCATTTCCAGCCGTGCTCTACGCGCTCCCAATGACCGCCGTTGATGGCGGGGGCTTTTGTGCCGATTGGCGCGTTTTCGAGCGTCAGCGCTTTGGCTGGCTCTTGCTGTGCGGGCGAGAGAATTGCACGTGCATACGCCTTGATCGCCGCATCGGTTGGGAATGCCATCGACTGGAAGTTGCCCTCATGCTTCACCACCTCCCACAGAGCCAGAGCGTCCGCATCGGAGATATCAGGCGATTGCCGGGCGGCTTGAGCTAGCTTCCCGGATAGAGCAGCAGCTAGGCGAGCTTCGGTTTCTTCAGCCTTGGCCTTGAAGTGGTCGCGCTCGGCTTCCAAATTTCGCACAACAATGCCTAGTGCGTCCTGAGCTTGCAGGCTTGCCTCTTCCCTATTCTTGGCACCCCAGGCTTCAATGTGGGCGATGATTTCCTGAAACCCTTCTTCGCTGAAAATTAATGTACGGCCGCAAGACATGAAGAACTCGCGGAACTCCGGCGTGTCAATGCTCTCTGCTTTGCCAGAGGTGATCTGGCTTTCGGTGGTGGTCGTCATGGTGATCCTTTACGGGCGGACGTGGTTTTCGTTGCGCTGCTCGATGTCGTTCAGCAGGACGGTCTGGCCGCGCATGTCGTGCGTGCTATCGTCCAGGAACTGAGCGTGGCCGTCGTTGATCCACGAATGACAGAGGAAGTCGGTCCCGAAGTAATCGACGCCCTCCGTTTTCACGCTGGGGCGGATCGTCGGCGCTTCAACATCGCCATTCCACGTCCAGCAGTTCGTGCCGTCGCGCGTGCCCTTGAGAATGACCGGTAGCGTAAGGCGCCCGCTCGGGCCGGGTATGTTCAGCGTGACGTGCGTGCATTCTTCGATTGGGCAAGGCTGGTAGCCCGTGTTCCCGACGATTCTTACAGGTTGTGCTTTCAATTCGTTCTCCATTAGAGGAATGAATGGGTTATGGAATAGCGCGCAGGATTTCGAGCCGAAGCTTCCCGATGTGCAAGGTCTTGCGGTATCTGTTGCACTCGCTGAAGATAGCTGGGCCGCCCCAGCCGGCAGCCAGCCCCGGTCCAGCGCGCTTCTTACTAAATAGGTTGAAACGCACCCAGAAGCCGAATTTGTATAAGTGCCAACTCATCGCTTCTCCCCTGTATCAGCCTGTTCTGGCTTGGTGGTGCGCTCGGCATCCATGCACTTGTGGTACAGCTTGATAGCGCGCTTCATGCTGGATCGTGTGCGGGTTGCTTCGCTCTGCGCCGCCTTCAGCTTTTCGGTCAGGTCGATGATCGCGAACGCTAGTTCATCATCCTCTTCGTGCTCGCCTTCGGTGAACGGTTCGCCAGTCTCCGAAATCCATTTCCGAAGGCAGGCCCAGCGACCGCGCTTGATTGCGTTCTTTTCGTCCTGTGCGCGCTGGAAGGTGACGGCGCGCTGACCGATGGTCATCAGAATGTTGCCCTCTGCCTGAAAGCCGGGAGTGCCAAGTTTGTCAGCCATGATCGCCCTCCGCCTTATCAGCGCTCTGAGCGAGTTGAGCGGGCGCGGGTGGGAGTGGCATCCAGTGAGAAGGATGGTAATCGTCATCCATGTCAAGGCTAGATGCGTCCCATGCTCCGTCAGAACGCATGTAATGACTTCCATTGCCATTGCACCATAACCAGTCTTCACCATCGTCCCCACGGCCCCCCTACCCAAGCACCACGTCCTTCTTCGTAAAGCCAAACAGGTGTACCAATATCTGGCAGCCGATCTTTCACGCTGATCCACTTGTCCTGCTCTTGCGCTGGAACCTGTTTAGCAAGAGCGGCAGCAGCGGAGAGAAGTGCGCGGACTTGATCTTCGCTAAACAGCGGGCGGCAGAACCACTTTTCCTCGTCATCGTCCCATCCTTCAGGCTTAGGCGGCTTCGGGAAGCTGACTTTGGAGCCGTAGCGCAGCGGAGTTACCCAAGCTGCACCATCTTTCGGCAAAGGCAGCGCCAGGATCGCCTTGCTCAGATCGGATGGTGCTGGCACTTCGGGCCAGTCGCCAACGCGGTAGCCGCAACCACCTGCCGCCGGATCGTGGTATTCGTGGAACGTCACGTTCTGGTTCGGCACGCCAGTCTGGCAATGCGGGCAGTACCACGGCAGGCGATCCAGTTGCTGCACAGGCTGCTCGGTAGTGGCGCTAGATGCTAAAGCGGCGCGGAGTTCGGCGATTTCGGCGAGATACAGTTGGATCTGTACATCGGTTCCGGCGATGGCAAAGCCGCCGTGGCGTTCTTGTGCACTCTTGATCTTATCCATGGTTACCTCCAAGGCAGATAACGGTGATCGTTCCTTCCAGGTGCCCCATGCCAATCAACGTCACATCGCCGTCATCAGTAGCGCCTGCCACCGTGTACTTGCCGCTCGGCGTTCCGTCGCGCTCGTCGTTGAAAAGGCAGATGATGTCGCCAGCGCTAATGTGCTCGGGCTTCTTTTGTGTGATGAATTCGATGTTCATGGCTTTACCCCACTAGCAGAGAGGATGGCGCGGGCAAACGGGATCAGCTTGCAAGGGTCGAACGTGTTCCCCGCGAAGTTCTTCGTGTAGATCCCAGACTCTGTAGCCGCTTGCAAAATCTGCCCATCGGTCATCTGCACTACTGCTGGAGCGGGAGAGGTGGCAGCTTCAGCGGCGGCGACCAATTCAGCGGCAGCATGGCGCGCGTCGCGGTGTCCTACTTTGTATGCGATTTTGTTGGTGTCTTCCGTGTATAGTGGGTTGCACGGCAGGCGCATGATCGCGTCATGCAGTTCTTTGTTGTTCATGTCATTCCTTAATCTTGGTCTTAAAGAGTGGTGCCAGAACTTCGCCTATCACAACCTCAGCGGCGGCATAGGCTTGCTGGCGCATCTGTGTCTTGTTCAGCTTCCGAGCGCGCGGTTTGGCAGTTGCTTGCCGCTGCTCGAAAGTTCCTCGGCGCTTCGCTTCGCCCATCGCTTATTCTTCCTTCGTAGATGGTTGGGTGGCGGCCATAGCAGCGTCGATAGCTTCCCGGACTTCACCCATCGTTGGGATGTCGTCATTGATCATGCGCAGTTCGAGCTTGATCAATGCATCGCTTGTTGTGTCCTTCCCCGAATAGAGATAGGCCAGTCGCGCAGAGTCCTGCTCGAGCTGAATTCGCTTCTCGGCCGCAGCCTTTGCTATGGCTTCGTCATGGGCGTACTGTGCCCAGTTACGAGACATCGGCTTCATTTCGGCTCCTGTTGTTTGGTCTGTTCTGCTACTGCTGCGATAGGAGCGGCGACCAGTCGATAGAACCTGTTCCACGCGAAGCCTTCGCGTTCGCCCGACTCGTAGGCAATGAATGCCGTGCTGCCTTCTTCTGGCAGTCCCAACTCGGTGACATCTTCGGCAACGCACTCAAGAACAAGGTCCATATCGTCTTTTTCAATCCAGCCGTTGACGATATGTGATACGGCTACTGAGTATTCATCGCGCTCAACCGCGCAACCGCTTTCAGTGTTGATGAAAATCTTGAAGACCTTGTGATCCCCGGCGATATCTGGATACAGAACCTTGAGCTCTGCGCGCCTCACGTCGTCTTGCTCCATGAGCGCAACAACAGCATCGTTGTAGTCCTTCCGTGCTTCTGCCAGTTGGCGCTCCAACTCGGCGATGCGCGCCGTCTTCGCCTCAGTCTCACGCTGCGCCGCCTGCCAGATGATTTCCTTGATCTGCTCCACGACTTGATGTGGCTTGCCTGCGGTGAAGTCGCCGAAGGCCTCATCGACCCAGGCAAGCAATTCCGCGCGCTCTACGAATTCGTCTCGTTTCATTCTTAGCTCCTTGGCATGCCTGCCAGTTCTCGCAGGCGGGCGATGGTCATCTCTGGTACCGCATCGAGGATCGCGATAATCAGACCCGGCGTCAGCAAATGCCTTCTCAGTTCAATGCGGTTCACGGTGGCGTAATCGACCTTCAGGAACGGCGCCAGGCTCTTGCCTTCCGGGACTTGCAGATGTTCGCGAACGTGGTTAAGTAGGCGGTTTGGCGTGTACGACACGCTGGCCAGCAATTCGCCGCGCGCCTCGGCCTTTTCTTGCGGGAGCTTCACTGCTGCCTCCTATGTGCACAACCCGCGCAACCCTTATCCGTAAAACTTCCAGGCACGCATACCGGCGCGGGAGTCGTGGGAATTTCCTTCCAGCGCGGCACGCGGACTACCGTGTCACCCTGCTTGTATTCATGCCAGCCGTCTTGAACAACAAGAGGGCGGCCAGAGGGGCGAGGGCGGCCGTTGCAGCCATAGAGGTTGGTGGGGCGGATCATGCTAAGATTTCCGTCCTGTCAGCAATCTTCCGGAGATCATGAAAACAAGAATCAAGCAGGGCGGAATTCGTCGGAGCGATAACGTCGTTACTCAGATTGGCACTCGTCGCGTTGAGAGCGGCAAGTACCAGGGGGTCGTGTTTCGTAAAAAAATCGACCCCATCGGCGGTATCGAGACCGAGATACGCTGCGAAGAGCATCGCGAAACAGAAGAAGAGGCTCTGGCTGATGCTCGCAAGGCGCGCGACGAGATGTGAGCGCTTCATGCTGCCGCCTCGACTTTGGCGGGCGTCGGCTGCATGATTTCGACGGCAGCCACCAAGAACAATTGGCCGGACTGCGATCCCGGCGGCAACTCCTTCGCGAGATCGATGGCGGACTTGAGGGCGCCGTCACTGGTTTCCGCCATCCGCTCGCGCACGCGCTCAATCACCGGCTGGATCGTTTGGAAGTACAGTTCGTTGAGAACGTCGCGGTGCATGGCGCGGACCTTGTACAGGTCTGCAGTCAGGCCCACAGCGCGCTCAAACTTCTGCTCGCCGCCCGCAGTAACCTTTTCGATGGTCGCGCCGTGCTCACGCATCAAGCCGAGCAGGCTGGCGGCTTCCGGCTTGGACGGCGCCGCACCATCACTGGCCATGCCGCCTAGCGCACCCGTCAGGTCATGCAGCAGCTTCGTGAACTCGCCCGCGAACATCAGCAACTCGCCATCGAAGCGCTCCGCATCGTTTGCGGTGAAGCCCTGGTTCTCCTTCAGCACGTCCAGCAGCTTGATACCCTTGACGGCCAAGGTCTGATCCAGCACGAAGCTGATCTTGGAATCCCAGGTCATCGCCAGTTTGGTGCACTGCTTCCCGGCTGCAATGTGGTGCCGAATGTCGGAAGGCTCCAGCGTGTGCGACTTGTACGCAACTTGGGCCTTGCTTTCGCCCGTCGCGCGGAGAATCGCATCGCGGTCAACGGTGAAGCCCGCAGGCGCCTCGTCGTCCTGCAGCCAGCCGGTCATCACAGCAACCGGCGAGCGCTGCACGCGCCACGCTTCGACCGGGAAGCGGTCTACGGCCTTAAGCAGCAGCTTGATCACGTCATCTGCCTTGCTCGCGGTGGCCGCGTCGATGATCAGCCATTCGCTGGTGATGATTGCGCGGGTGACGTCGCGTTTTACGTGCGAGCGCGGCAGCAGTTCGTCATAGACGCGCTCCTTGATTTCCTTCATCGCCTTCTTGCCTGGCGCGAAGCCTTGCTGCTCTTCCAGTTCGGCTGCGCGCGCTTTGGCGACCTGGTTGACCACGGAGGCAGGCAGCAAGCGGCGGTCGGTCGTCAGTTCGATCAGCAACCGGCCCTGGACCGAGTGAACGTGGGTGTCGCCGCGCGGCTTGGTGAAGCCTTGGCGCATCGCTTCGGAGTTGCCGATTTCGGCGTGGGCGAGGGCGGCCAATCCGGCTTCCAGAACTTCACGGTTGACGGGGTAGGTGAGGCGATAGATTTGAGCTGCTTTAAACATTCAGGTCTCCGAAGGTGCTTTGCAGGTAATCGAAAGATCCGGGCATGCGCTCTTACCGCCTAGCGCCGCAATCACTTCAAACTGACTCATTGCGATGACGCCGCCATTGCCGTTTTCATCCGATATAGCCAGGTGGTAGACGCCGTTTGGCTGGCTCCAGCAGCTGACCAGCCGGCCAGTGATTCGAGTAGTATTCATGTGAACCCCACAATTCTGTTGACCACGTTGTCCAAGTCGTCCCGCGTGTAGTTGCGAAGTACGCGCTGGAGCAGGACGTCGATTACCGCGGAATACAGCTTTTCGCGTTCGTCCTGGCTCATGCTGGCAAAGCTGAGGCTTTTTGCTGTCAGGCGAACCTCGCCTTTCAGGGTGACCGCGCTGTCGAAATAACCAGCTAAAACAGTGCAATCGTTCCTGAACTGGTCAAAATTCTTGGCGATCACCTCGCCCTTGTATGTGTGCTCGCCCGGCTCCCATGCCTCGTATCCGACCTGGAACAGCGCCATCAACTTCCGGTGGAACTTCGGGTTGTTCGCCCTCGTCACGCTGACCTTTAGGACATCCCCCAGCTTTAGCTTGCGGAGATATTCGTGCGACTCGCCATCTACAGGGATGAGGATGCCGCCCTGGGCCTTGGTGACGAGGATGTCTGTCATGCTGGAATTGCCTCCAGTTCGGCGCGTGCTGCCGCGTAATCGAAGCGCGCCATGCGGGCATCTGCCTGTTGCGCGTCCATGCCCCACTCGACCATGAACATGGAGCGGATGGATTGCAGCAACTCGGAGTCCTCCGGCCATGCTTCGTTCGCCAGCATCTGGTCTGCGCTGTCGGCAAGTACTTCCGGCGGCGTGGCGGGCTGGCGGCGGGCGCGTTCAGCGTCAAATTCCGCGTCCATGACCAGCGCTTCTGCGTGCTCGACCGCTCGCTGGGCCAGTTGTGCAGCATCGAATTCGGCGTTCATCGCCAGGGCTTCGGCGTGGTCGGCGTCACGCTGGATTGCCAATTGCGTCTGACGCGCCTGCTCGGCCTTCTCATCTTCGAGCGCCTTGCGGTCGGCGGCAATCTGGGCGGCCTGCTCATCAAGCTTGCGCTGAGCTTCGGCGGCCGCGCGGGCTTGCGCCTCAGCTTCAGCGCGGGCATTGGCTTCGGCAGCTTCGCGCTGCTTGCGGGCGGCCTGCTCGATTGCTGCAGCTTGGTCGGCCAGGCGCTTAGCCTCAGCGGCCTGCTCATTGGCAACACGCTCCGCTTCCGCTGCGGCCGCACGCTGGCGGGCTTCAGCTTCGGCGCGCAGCTTTGCCAGCTCCGCACGTTCAGCGGCCAGGCGGGCGGCTTCCTGGCGCTGGGCCTCGGCGGCATCTTCGGCGGCACGGGCGGCATCTTCAGCCTTCGCCAGTTGCCCCAACACGTCGGCGCGGGCGGCGCAGTATTCGCCGGCCAAGTCCTCTAGTTCGGTCAGGTCGCGCTGCGGCGTGAGGACGGCAGCCAGCGCGGCAATTTCCGCGGAAGTCTTGCCTACAGCCTGACCGGGGAGGGCGCGCACTTCATTGATGATGGCGCGCAGTTTGTCCAGGCGGGCTTTCTCGGCTTCCAGCTTGGCTTGCTTGATCCGCTCTTTGCGTGCATCCTCGGCCTTGATGGCCTCATCAAACTTCGCCTCGTACGGCGCCGCCTCGGCAACCAGTTCTTTGTATTCGGAATCCAGCAGCTTGCCGATTTCGAGGATCGGCGCTTTGCGCTCCTTGCGGGTCTTCTCGCCGGAGATGCGTACATCGTCACGGAAGGCGGCGCGGTACTGGACGGCAATCGCCATGCCTGCGGCGGTGGAGATATCGACGTACTTGTGCGGCCCGTCAAACATCTTGCGGTCTTCGAAGTGGAGTAGATCGGCTTCCAACTTCAACTTGTCGAGCGTCGAGCGATAAGGCTTAAAGACCTCAGCGACATACTTGGCCGGGTCCAGGGTTATCAGCTGATGCTGTGTGACGGCGGCGGCTGGCGCGGCCAGTGCGGTACCGGCTTCTGTCGGACGCTCAATGAGGTCTTCCATTATGCTGCCTCCTTATAGCGAAGCTGGGCTTCGTAGAATGAAACGAGTTTTTCGAATTCAGCCAGGTCGGCAACCATGGCGTCGATGTAAGCGTTGTCGCGGTCCACGCAACGGCGCCAGAGTTGCTTGCCGACCGGCGCGAGGGCGGGGCAGTACACGCAGAAGTCCCACCATGCGCGACCCGAGATCCACATGCAGCCCTGAACCTGATCCTTGAAGTCATCGAAATTGCCGTCGATGAGGATTTCGCGAAGCGGGTCAGGCGAGATCAGGCACTTGTATTCGCTGCCGCCGGCCGTGCCGATCAGGCCGTCGGCGGATGCTCCGAACAGGCGATCTTCGGTCAGCACGAAGCCGGTACGGCGGACCACGTGGCCGGATTGCAGTTCGTGCTCCAGGCGGGCGGCCGGCTCCAGGTCATGGCCGCGACGCATGGCGTAGGTTTCATAACCTTCGTCCAAGGCCTTGCCGCTGATACGCTCGATGGCCAGGCGGAAGGCATAGGCCTTGGCGGCGTCCGATGGTTCGCCGACAGGCAAGCCTTGCAGTGCGCGCTGGATGCCCTCGGCGCGCGGAGCGGCCTTGTACCCAGCTTCGTCACGCGCCGCCGCCTCGCTGGAGCCGGACAGGATCGCGTCGACGTATTTCTGCTGCTGTTCGGTCAGGCCGTTCACGCGGGAGCGAGCGACGCGGTACATGCTGGCGGTTATAACGCCCGCTCTGGCCTGATGCCATTCGGGCGAGCCCTGCTCGCAATGGATGACGATCATGGCGCCACCTCGATTGCGTCGGCGTGCTTCTTCAGACCAGGGAATGCGGCGACCATTTGATCTTTCGTGGCCTTGGACAGGCGCGCCCAGGAGGCGGCGAACATCTGCGCGTCCTCGGCCGCCAGGGCGATCAGGTCGGCGGCCATGCTGGCGAGTTCAGGATGCACTTCGGTTGCACCGCCAGTCGGCTCGGCTTCCACCGTGCGGGCACGGTCGGCCGCAGTGGCTTGCGCCTTCAGCGTGTCGTGATGGGCCGCCAGGGCCTTGCGATTCTCTTTGCCTGTGTCGGCAAAGAACTTCTGGTAGGCTTCCTCGCCTTTGGCGGCTGCCGTCTTGGCTGCAACCAGCAGTTCGGCGGGCGGCTCCGGCAGCGTGCTCTGCTGCGCGGCGTGCGCTGGCTCGTCGACGTCGTGCGGGCGCAGCTCTTCCGGTAGGTCCTCGATGTCCTGGTTGAACATATCGGAGGCGGCGGTGACTGCCAGGGTCATTGCCACGTGGGCGCGCTTGCATGCCATTTTGAGCACGGTATTGGCGAGGTCCGCCTGCTCAGTGCGCACTTGGGGCTGTTTGTAGATGCTGTCGTTCTTGCCCTTGCCGAACTTCACGCGCCGCATGCTTTCTGGCGTCTGGTCGAATTCCTCGGCGCAGATGATCTTGCGCCACTTGTACTTTTCTTCGTTGGACGAACACTCACCCATACCGGAGCCCAGGGCCAGGCCTGAAACCTGATGCACACCAGTGCAAGTGACGCGGAAGCGCGCGGTCGTGGCGTCGCCCAAATCCTCGACCTGGTACGACGGCGCGATACGGAAGGCCACGCACAGCACCTCGGCGCCTGGTTTGTAGAGGGTTGGCTTTGGCGTGCCGGGAATCTTCCCGTAGTGGACGCCTTCTTTCATCACGGCGCGCATGACTTCCTGCACCATGTTGACCCGCTCGCGGATCTCGACGGCGGAGTAGCGGTGCACCTCGCCAGTGACCAGGCCAGCGGCTTCGCGGTGTGGCTGGATATCGACTACAGCATTCATTTCAAACTCCGAAAGAGTTGGTTCACTTGGCGCTTTAAGAGCGCAGCGCGCACGGCCAATTTCAGCGGCAGGCCGGCGCGGCGGTTGTTGAGGATCTGGCGGGCGAGGGTCATGGGGCAGCGGCGGCACGCGCGATTTCCAGCTCAATCTCGTAGCGGTAGTCCGCCGTACCGAGCGCGAAGTACAGGATCACGATCAGCAGCAGCGCGGCTTTGTCGAGCTGGCGCACGATCAGCGCCCCGTATCGCGGACGGACTGCGTCAAGCCCCAGTCCAGGTTGCGGCGGATTTCTTCAGGCTTCGGCGGCGGAGTCTTTTCTTCACGGCGCTGCTGCATGTATGCGCGGACCTGGTATTTCGATGGATGATTCGTGTTCACGACGATCTCCTTCAGCGAACGAGAAAAGCAATGAGGCCAATGAGCAAGAGCGCCCCGATAGCAGAGGCTGCAATCAGCGCGAAGCCAATCCAGAGAGGGAAGGTGACCAACCACCAGGACAGGCCAGCGATCACGCCGACGCCTGCGAACTTCAGGGCAACCAGCACGACCCCTAAGATGAAGATTGCGATACCGCCATACGTTGCAGATGCTTTGCTCACGACTGCCTCCGTTTAGTTATCGAGCCTGGTTGCCTCCAGGGCGCCCGACATGGCGCGGCTTGGTGCGCTTTCTAACGCTGAATTCTTGGCGCCCCTACAGGGAATCGAACCCTGCTGATGTCGGCCCTTGCGCTCCGACCCCAAGCCACTCCGGGGCTTTACCGGCCTTCCACCGGATCAGAGGTTCTCGCCGCACCTCTCGCGGGCACTGTGCGCCAACCAGGCTGGCGTCTTGCGTTGCGGCTAGGGACTCCCGGCCCTTACCGCCTATGGTGGCCGGTACTGCTTTCCTCCGGCATGTCAGGTTCAGTTGCTTTACTTCATGTGAGGCACCTGACAGGTGTACAAACGTCCTTCGCATCAGCCTGCGAATTCACCACAAGAAAAAGAGCGATCATCACCCCGTGTAAATGCAGCCCGTCCGAGAATCCGTACAATCCGCCGCAAAGGTTCGATATGGTTTTGCACGCCTCGCGCTCTTTCTTGTGGTGGCTGGTTACGCCAGCCAGGCGGCTCCTAACGCAAAGCTAGCGAGGCATTACAGGTCCTACTGGGTCATTGCAATTCGCCCGACCAGGGCTAGCGCGATGGTGGCGGCACCACGCGACCGCTTCTTGCTCGCTCAGCCGCGACGACTTCGCGCTGACTAAACCGGAATTCGCCGAACACGATACGGGCGGCATCCTCGTAAGCTTGTGCAGCCAATTCTTTCGTTGCGAACGTGCCTAAATACTTTGTGGTGCCGTCTTTCTTGATTTGCGCAAACCACTTCCCATGCCTAGTTTTCGAGACACCCCTGAATCCTGATGTCCCATTCGCGATGCGATTGGCGATATTCTGCGATTGCGTCGCCAAGCGCAGATTGGCAATCCGGTTGTCATCCCCAACTCCGTTGATGTGATCAATACCCATCTCCGGGAACTGTCCGTAGAAGATCGCCCACGCGATTCGGTGCGCCATATGCGTACGGCAGTCTAGGTTGACGATCCGATGCCCGCACTTATCAACACGACCACATGTCGTGCCGGCTCGACGCACTCCGTTGGCGGAGGACTTCTTCCAAGTCAGCACGCCCGTGATTGGGTCGTAGTCAATTTGGTCGCGGAGATAGTCGATGGACACTGTAAGCATTTCGCGCTCCGCTCAGTACTTCGGTTGATCCTCGTTCATGCGCTTCATCAACAGCATCATTTGATGCTCACGGTTCGCGAGAGCAGTCAGGTCTGCGACGATGCGAAGCGCGGCTTTCACGCCCAGGTTCAGCGAATCGGACAGCGGCTTGCGTTGCGCCGGCTTCAGTTCGCGCTCGGCGTCGTGTTCCGCATCGGCGTGCATGAAGTCCTTCACCACGCGCAGCAGTTCGCGACCGACAACGTCCGGGCCTTGCGACAGCGCTGTGCGCATCAGGCCGCGCAGGGCATGCGAGCCATTCAGGTACTCCAGCATCGCGGCTTCGGCGTGGCGCATCGTCACTTCGTTGCCCGCCACAATCGCTGCACGCATCGCGCCGATCTTTACCGAGGTCCGCGCACGCAAAGCGGATTCGTACAGTTCCTGTTCGCTGTCGCGGAGAATTGCCGCGCGGCTGGCGAGATCCGTTGCGATGCTGATGTCTGGTGCGCCCATGGTCTGGTCCTGTTCGTTGATCAAGCGGCTGCTGCATCACCGCGCCGGGTTGCTTCTGCAAGTGCTGCGCGTTCTGTTGGCGACATGACCGTCTCCTTACTCTTTAAGTTCGCCTGCGGCGATCAAGGCATCTTTCGAGATCCGCGCCAGCCGCTGCTGCCTGGACGTCGCGCTGACCTGCTTGAGTGCGTCGACCATTTCTTTCCGGCTGTTCATCGCGGTAATAAGGCATTCCGCGACGAGCATTCCTTTCGCCGACAGCTTCGATTTCCGCGCCTGCTCCACCGTCAAGCCAATCTCGATTCCAAAGAGGTTGGCGATCACCTGGCCATTTGCATCGACCAGAAGATGAGCGTTACTTCCGTCGCTCATGCCTTGCTGGACCGGTAGTGCTATGGCGGTGTTGCAGTTCGGTTTCATCTTTGGCTCCCGCCGCATTTACTGCTGCGACGAATTCATTATATACATGCGCGGATAGGAAAAGCAACACGCGAAACGATATATTTTGTTGTTTGAAGTAGGTTGCTAAGTGCAAGCGCGGATAGGATGGGCAGCTCGCCATCTGGTGCATAGCCTGTCTATGCATTGCAAAATGCAAGTGACAACCGGCCAGTATGCCTGAAATTGATACCTACCTGATACCAATCCCGGCAATCGTGCGTGACCTCGCAGCACAATTGCCGAATGAATAAAATCAAGAAAACGGATTACTCAGCAATGACCCTGCGGCTACCGCAGGACGTGATGGAACGCTTGGACGTGGCGGCAGAACACAACGGCCGCACCAGGACAGATGAGATACGTGCGAGGCTGGAAGCGTCGCCTACGGACGACCGCCTAACCGCCATCGAGGCCGAGCTGCAGGAGATGAAGGTGATGCTGCGGAAGCTGCTGGATGCGGCGGGGTAGGTGCCAGCGGGCAGTTAAGACTGACAAAAACGCAACGCTTTTGCGCACTGCAATAACTAGTTGCACTTGCCTGCAACGCCTGTAGCATTTTTGCGCTAAACTGCCGCTAACACCATGGTGACGGCGACGTCAGAATGGTGGTCCAGTTAGGGTTTGCGGCACAGGACATTGTGCGAACAAAGCAAGACCAGCAAAGCTGGCTGTTAGGAGCACAAAATGAAAACGATCGTTCAAATTATTGCGGATGGCATTCTGGCCATCGCTGATACATACACGTCACCACGCGAATATAGTCAGCCCGCCAAAGACGGCTTCTTGAAAGATCGGGAAAACCTGCAAGGAGACGTCAGGCAGGTAGGGGAAGACTTAAGCCAAACAATTACAAAATATGGCAAACAATCAAACCAGCCTCCAAGCTACAGATAAAGACGGTCAAACCGTATCAGTGCATCACACCCAGACCGACAGCCCAATCCTTCCTGCAGCAAACCTCTTGGCGCTGGCAGAGATCCGTCCAGATCTCGTGGACTTCGTTTTGGATCAAACCAAGACCGAAGCGGACCATCGTCGCAAGAGTCAGTCGCTGCGGGACACTTTCATCTTCATCGAGAGGATTTCGGGTGTTGTTGCTGGCGCCATCATCGCGCTCTTCGTTTTTGCATTAGGCGGCTATCTGGTGCTGCAAGGGCATGACTGGGCCGGCGTCGCAATTTGTGGGACAACGTTGGTTGGTATAGTCAGCCTATTCGTCTCCCGCCAGTGGTCCGCACGCACACCAGGGCAGGCGCCTGAAAAACCAGTCAAGCGCCCACCAGCCAAGAAGGCAGCGCCAAGTAAATTAAGGCACTAAGCCCGCCCACCGCGGGCTTTTTTTACGCCCGAAATACACCACCATATTCCGCCCGGAGCATCGCCGGCTACGCGCCGGCATACTCATCAATTGTCACTGGCGCGCCTGACCCGCATATTCCGGTTGTAAACCTCGCCAGCACCGATTAGACTTGGCCGCAAGTTAGTCAGGGAGGGGTGGCGATGAAGAAGATGATCGAACGCGTGGTGTTCTGCAATTGGCTGTTGTTTCTGGCGCGCTTGCCGGCCTACCCGTATAACTGGCTCATGCAAGCGCGCATGAACTTCATCGGTTACGGTGACTGTTTAACCAGCCGGAAAGAGTACGAAAACCGGTCGAACTGAAGTAATCGCCGACTTCAAAGAAGGCGACTTCATCGGCCGCATGTAGTATTTTGCTGAAATCGAGCGTATGCGGCGCCTGGCTCGAATCGAAAAGATAGACGACCGTGCTGCCGCCGAGCACGACTTTCTTGAAGTCCCCGCCGCAGCACTCCCCAATTACACCGTCGATTTGGGCGTGCTCGTATGTCGGCTTAGGTAGGTTGAAAATAGCGATGTATCGGGCCATCGTGTCTCCGATCAATTGTCACTGGTGGGGCTACGCCAGAACCGAGTAGCCGCGATTCGCCAGGCAGGTCATGATGATTTTGCGGTTAGCCTAGCGGCGCGCCGCTAGGCTTGCTGCTATTCTTTGGCGTAGCGCGCGGATTACTTCAGTACCGCCGCCTGGTCATTCAGTGCAGCCGTCGTCCCACAATTCTTCGTAATCGCGGTTTGCTGAATTGCATCCTGCTGCCCCTTTAGTGTGGCGAATTCCGCCTCCTGCTGTTTCATCCCACCTAATGCGAACAGTGCAGGCCAAAATAGAAGACCTCCTGCCGTTGCAATTTTCTTATCGTTCGACGCGGCCTCATCCAGACGCCCACCCAACTGTTGCGCACGGGTCTGTAGGCGATCATTTTCGGCAGCGATCTGCTTGCAGTCGTAGTCCTTATACGTCAGAGGTGACTGGTAAGTACTGGCGATGTCCTTGCTCGCCGTGGCGCAGCCGGTGAGAGCGCACATGGCGCCGAGAATTGTGATTATTTTCATAGTTTCCTCCAGTAGTCGGCTAGGGCGCGCCGCTGCGCTTGTTTTTGTATCTGTAGAGTACACACAGGGCCACCTGAAGAAACTATCGAATAATTGCTTTTTCGATATTTCAACTGCGTTTCGCAACGCTTCAGAGATACAACTCACCCCCGAGTTCAATCCTCCCCCACTCGGCGGCGCAGCAATGAAACTAGTCAAAACTTTTAAATTGCAATGTGAGAATCGCGCAATATTTCAGACAAAAAGTAATTGCGGAAAAGCCATCTTTTTCTTCGTTTCGATTCAGAACCAACCGTTATGCTGGCTCAACACTGATTACAAAACAGAGGAGGGGAGATGAAGAACCTGAACCGCATCATCGCTGCTTACAGCAAGATGGATCAGCGTCGGCGGGAGCAAACACTCAGGCACCTGGAGCGCTTGGCTCGCGAGCACCCGGACCGTCGCCTACTTCGTCTCGCCGCTAGCAACGGGCGGATTCAGGACTTTGGGCAAGTCGTCCGCATAACCGAGTAAGTCTTTTTGCGCTTCACCGTCCATCCTTCTATGCATGGACACCAGAAGCCACTCTTGAGGGGTCAAGAAATGCGGTCCAGTCATCATCATCGGCGTGGCCCGCGGCATTTCCTCGACGTCAGTAACGACACCCGTTTTGGTTTGGATATGCACTACCTTCGACCCTGCCAGCATGACGATATCCGAGTGCTCCGCCTCAATCGGGGAGCCTTCACTCAACCAGTTGTAGCTGACTCCTAATGGCTTTGCGAGCGCCCGGAGTGTCCCGGCTTCCGGGCCTTGCGTCATATTCCCCTTGAGGATGCGACTAATGGTGGCCTGAGGGACACCCGACTCCTTCGAGAGTCGATATTGCGACCATGGCTTAGCCCACTTCGAGTCGCGCATAGCCGCGTCGAGGCGTGACGCGATGTCAGAACAATTATCCATACATGACTATACGGACGCGTATAAGAAAATCGCAACCGTACTCCATAGCGCGTGTTGACTTCCTATCCGTGCTTGTATATATTTCAGGATATGGACAAAGACATTGGCACTTTGCTGCGAGAGATCAAGAGCGTTACTGGATGGAGCGAGCCGCGCATCGCGCAAAAGCTCGGAACATCCCAGCCGACGGTGAACCGCATCCTCAATGGCCAGGTCGATTGCAAGGGCAGCACGCTTCGAGCAATCACGGAGCTGCACACATCCGTCTGTTCTGAGTCCAAAGCCGCATAGCAGTTGCTCCACCCGCAGTAGAACCGCATCACGGGAGATTTGAATGGAAGACCTGACGAACGAGCAAGTGCAGCGCGCGATCCTGGTGGAGTTGCAGAAGCAGACGGCGCTGCTGGTGACGTTGTGTCGGCACCAGGAAGATTCAGCCAAGCGCCTGGACACACATGATCGCGCCCTGGGAATGAGCCAGCCGATTCGCACTGCGGAGTCGATGCCGCGCAAAGAGAAGGCGCGCGCGCCGGTCGGCGTGTGGAACCCGGCTACTTGGCAGATTGATCCGATTCCGGCAGCAGCGTCTGCAGATTCTTGATGGCGGCGCGAATCGGAAGTAGTTGCAAGTCGGCGGATGTGGTTTCTGGAGGGACTTTGAAGCCCTTCGTCATCTCCACTGTCACTGTGAGTGCGTAGAAAGTGAACGTAGAAGTTCCGATCACGCCATCCTCGGTGAATGTGCTTGTGACTTCTTTTTTGCAGTCCATGGGCATCCCTTCTGATGATTGTTGTTGAAGAGCTCCAATCGTACCCCAGTTGGGATGCCCGCCAGATTTGTAGTTGTAGTCGCAGTAGAAGCACCTGAAAGCCAGAAGTGAGATACACCGGGAGATTTAAATGAAAGCAGAAGAAAGTAACAGCGGTGTTTGCGATGTCTTGGTCAAGACGTACCTCGATCCGGATCTGTTCCTGCATTTCCGGGATGTTTGCAAGGAAGTCGGACTTAAACATAGCAGCGCCTTAAGAACGTTAGTGAAGCAGTGGATTGCTGTTCATCGTAGGCCGCAAGCGGTCAAGGTGGAAGGGCCCAAAGTGGGCCAGGTGTTCGGGGTGCCAAGCCACGGCAGCAGAGTGAATTACGGCAGCACCCCGGGGCGCCTGCAGTCCTGACACAGCTGCACTCGAAGGGCTGTCCAGTGATTGCAGGCTGGTCTGGAAGCAAAGCGAGCCCACTCAATAGTGGGACGAACGCCAAACAAAGGAAAGTTCATGCATCACACGGGAGGTAGTGGGAGCGGCCCAGCAAACGCCGATCCTGTAGACCGGGTGATTGCCATGGCGAAGAAATGGCGGCAGGCCGACAAGGATGCCGCCGCTACGAAGAGCCCAGCGGACGCCGGCAAGGAGTATCGCGCCCGGCAAGCCCTTCGCGACGCCATCGATAAGTTGCCCTGACTTTGCAGTACCCGGCGGCCACGGTCGCCGGCCCACCCAACAAATACGAGAGGTCCAAATGCGCATGCCCAACTGGATTCACTGGTTCCTGACATTCGGATTCCTCGCGGTGGTCTACAGCGCCGCGCAAGCAGGTGACCTTCACGCGAAGCAAGCATTCCCCATGCTGGCCGCGTTGCGCGCCCTGGCCGTGATGGTCATCGCAATGATCATGAACAGTGCCTGGTACGAGCGCCGCGGACTCATCGTGAACGTCGTCCATTTCTGCGTTGAGGTCGCGATCATCCTCGCACTCATTTACGCCGGCCACTACCTGGTGGTGATGCTCTCGATTTTGATGCTGTCGCTGTACGAATTTGCCCGAGGGCGCGTAGCACCCGCACCAAAAGCCGCCTGACCGTCCTATCCCTATTTCGTTGTTTTGTTCATGGAGCCAACCATGAGTTACCTCCGTATTGCCAATCGCCGCGTACCGCGCGAACTGCAGGACCAAAAAACGCCTGCGCCACAGCCTAAACCGGCTCAGGGAGCGCAGCCATGAACGCATATCAGCCTGGCCAGCGCGTGTGCGGCCGCAATTTCATCGGCCCGTGCGCCGAATTTAACGGCGAACTCGGAACGATAGAGGAAGTGGTGCCAGCGGGCGTTTGTCACGGCACTTGCGCCATACCGACCCCATGGACCGGCTACGTCGTGTGCTGGGACGTTTGCGGCGTCATCAGCTGCAGGTTCGAAGCGGGAATGCTCACGCTGGCCGAGAACCTCGCCCCTGTCGATGAAGACAGCGCCAAGCGTGAAGCGGATTCGATCATCAATCGCGCCAAAAACGGAGTTCCGGCATGAAGAACTTCTATGAAGTGGGGAAGGTGTACGTGTGGATGCACGTTTCCAGCGACTTGACGCACTTGATCGGAACGGAAGTTACCGTGGTCGGCCTCATTGAAGAATTTGAGGCGGCCAACGGTACGCGGCAGATGGGGCAACTGACTGACGTACATGACGATCACTACCACGTCATGGCACTCCCTGGCGACCTCCGCCCCAAGAATCCTCCATCCGGCGAGCAGTCCATCGCTGACATGTTCAACCAAACCTACTGTGTGCCAGCATGACCATCACCCGCGCCACTAAAGAAACCGCCATCAGCGTCGGCCAATGGGTACTCGGTCCATCCGCCCTGGAATATGGTCTGCATTCCGAGCCCCGCTACATCACCCGCATCGCAGGGAAGCGCATTCACTACAAGCGCCTGGATGGTCGGGAGTCGTTCATGATGCGCTCGGCCGTCCTGATCGTCTGCGATACCGAAGCGGAAGCGAAGGTTATTCACCAGCTGTCCAACGAGCGTCACGAGAAGGTCGCCGGCCAGGTCGACCACGTCATCCAGACGATTGGCCGCTGGTGTGATGCGCGTTTGGCTTCGTTGGTGGTGGTCGCATGAATGATATCGGCTTCAACGACGAAATGCGCGCCCTGGTCCTAGCTGGCAACAAGACTCAGACCCGCCGCCTGATGAAAACGCAGCTGAAGTACGGCAACATCTGCGGAATCTTCCCATCATGGTATCTGCCGACGTCCGCCACTGGCGGCATCCTTTGGCCGAACGCCAAAGACCAGATCGCCGCCATGAATCCGTACGGCCAGCCAGGCGAGCGCTTGCTGGTGCGTGGCACGCAAGAGCAGATCGAGATTGTGTCGGTGCGTGCGGAGCGTCTGCAGGGCATCAGTCGTGGCGACGCGATGGGTGAAGGTTGCCCCTTCCCGAATATGGCGAAGGGCGATGATCCGCGCCAATGGTTTGGCAATTTGTGGCAACAAATCTATGGCGCCGACAGCTGGGACGCCAATCCGTGGGTCTACGCCATTGAGTTCAAGCGGGTGACCTCATGAAGCTCTCCACCATCATCGCGCTCGCCTGCGCTTATGTACTGGCAGCCATTGTGATCATTCTGACTTCCGACGCACCTCTCGGCCGGATGCTGTAACCCGATTCACCCACCAATAAGACCAAGGAGAAAAATCATGTGTGCCAATACCCTGCTTGACACCGTGTCGAGCCAAATGCAGTGCAAGAACGACGCCGCACTGTCGCGCCTGCTGGAAGTCGCGCCGCCGGTAGTTAGTAACTGGCGCCGTGGCCGCATCGCATTCGGCCCAACGCATATCGTGCGCCTGCACGAGAAGGACCCCGAGGCATTCCCGGTCAAGCGCATCCGCGAACTACTGGCCGCCTGACAGCCATGGTCCCTCGCTCCTGCTACATCAACGCCGCCCGCGACCGCGCTCAAACGGCTATCCCGGCTCCAGTGGCCACCTTCCGCTGCGCCTGCTGTGGGCAGCATAAGTACATCCCTGGACGGAAGAGTGCAGGGAAGATCGGTAAGCGGACGATCTGGCACTGCGCGGGGTGTGTGGGAGGCGGCTCAGTCGCCGACCTGAACCAGCTCAATGGGCCCGTTGGCCTTGCCGACGTTCTCGAGCTTGTTTCTGTACCCGCAACGGGGACAGAGGAAATAGCAACCAAAGTGGTCAATTCCCGGCTCGACCTGGGAGAACTGCCAGTTAGCAGTGCAGCGTTTGCAAGTCCACATGATGAACCTCCGCTCAAAGAAGGAATCGTAGCATGACGCCGCGCTCCGTCAAGCCCTTAGTCCGCATCCATCGGCAGCGCCAGATGTTCGACAACACCCGTAAAGCGCTCGGTACCGTGATCACAGACAAGGTGCAGCTCGGGCTCATGGATCGCGTCGCTGTTGATCCAGTGCGACACGGCCACGCGCACGGCGTCATCGCACTTAACGGCGTGATCCATACCTTCCGGCCAGTGGTTTGCGGGGAAGCACAGGGCGTACTTCTGCTCGAAGGCCTGAACCGGCTTGCCAGTCCAGAGCGTGACGTAAGCGTAGCTGCCGTCAGTGATCACTTCGGCGAGCATTTTGCCGTCCTGGGCGGTGATGTTCATGCGCATTGCGTTTCCTTTCCAAAGAGGGAATCGTAGCATGAAGCGAGACGCATGCACCTTCGAGCTCGACTTAGGCAATGAGCTGATTATCGACAACTTCGCGGGCGGCGGTGGCACGAGCACCGGTCTTGAGTTGGCCTTCGGTCGTCCGGTCGACATTGCGATCAACCACGACCCCGAAGCGCTGGCGATGCACGCCATCAACCATCCGCATACGAAGCACCTGTGCGAGAGCGTGTGGGACATTGATCCGATTGAAGTCACCGGCAATCGCCCAGTCGGCCTGGTCTGGCTGTCACCTGATTGCAAGCACTTCAGCAAAGCCAAGGGCGGCAAGCCGGTCGAGAAGAAGATTCGCGGCCTTGCATGGGTGACGCTGCGCTGGGCGGCCAAGTGCAAGCCCAGGGTCATCATGTTGGAAAACGTCGAAGAATTCAAGACGTGGGGGCCGCTGCTGATCGAAGCCGACGGCAGCGCAAAGCCGGATCCGGCGAAGCGCGGCAAGACGTTCGACAGCTTCGTGCGCCAGCTGCGCGCCCATGGCTACTCTGTGGATTACCGCGAGCTGCGCGCCAGCGACTACAACACGCCCACGATCCGCAAACGCTTCTTCATGGTCGCCCGCCGCGATGGACTGCCGATCTGCTGGCCAGAGCAAACCAATGGCGCTCCGACATCGCCCGCCGTCCTGGCTGGTAAGCAGCGCCCGTGGCGCACGGCCGCAGAGTGCATCGACTGGTCGCTGCCATGCAATAGCATCTTTGAGCGCAAGAAGCCGCTGGCCGAGGCCACGCTGCGCCGCATCGCCAAGGGAATCATGCGCTACGTGGTCGAGGCTGATCAGCCTTTCATCGTCGGCCAGGGTGGTCCGATCTACTCCGGCAAGCCCGTTTCGACAGAGCAACCATTTGGCACGCTGACGACCGAGAACCACCGCGCCCCGGTCGTGCCGAGCATCGTACCTGTGACGCACCAGGGTGGTGACCGCAACGAATCGGTGAACGAGCCGTTCCGCACGATCACAGGCGCGCAGCGGGGTGAGAAGGCTCTCGCACAGGCAACGCTCGTGCCTGTATCGCGGGCTGCTGAGGTGGCCGCATTTCTGACCGAACATGCCAACGCCAGCAATCAGCGCGTAATGCCTGCCGACGAACCGTTGCGCACTATCTGCGCCCAGGTCAAGGGTGGACACTTCAGCATGGTCTCAGCGGAGCTGGCGCCATTCGTTATGACGAATACAACCGGCCACCTGGGCGCTGAACTCGGTTCGCCGATCCCGACCGTAACCTCCGCTGGAAATCAAGCCCTCGTATCCGCGCACATCACAAAATTCCGGACGGGCGCCACCGGCAGCGACCTTGCCGACCCGCTGCCGACCATCACGGCCGGACCGAAGGAGAACCCAGCTGGCGCAGCGCACGCGCTGGGCATTGTGACGGCTCACATTCAGCGCGACATGGGCCAGAGTGTCGGCCATGCCGCTGACACTTCTCTGGGTACGGTGACGGCTGGCGGCGGCGGAAAATCAGCCCTAGTGACTGCCAACCTCATCCACATGGGGCACGGCGAGGGTGCCGGCGGAGGTAAGCGCTTCAGCCACGGCATTCGCGATGTGGAACAGCCTCTGAACACTGTCACAGCGAGCGGCGCTGCCGGCGCTGTGGTAGCCAGTACGTTAGTGAAGCTGCGCGGTACAAGTAACGCTGCTGCTGCCGATGAACCGATTGGCACGATCAGCGCCCAAGGGCAACACCACGCCGAGGTGCGCGCCTTCCTGGTCAAGTACTACGGCACGGACCAAGACCCGCGCCTGGAAGAGCCGCTACACACCGTGACCACGAAGGACCGCTACGGCCTTGTGAAGATTCAGGGCGTGGACTATCAGATCGTGGACATCGGCCTGCGCATGCTGGCGCCGCACGAGCTGTACCGCGCCCAAGGCTTCCCGACGCACTACATCATCGACGAGATTCCTGACCCGGCGATCCTGTTTAAGGACGGTCATCAGGCCGACGGCGATCCACTGCTCTTGCCGCGCGTGCCGCTCACAAAATCGTCGCAGGTTCGGATGTGCGGCAACAGCGTGTGCCCGCCGTTATCCGAAGCCCTGGTGCGCGCTAACTTCATGCACGAGCATGAGATTGCGAAGGTGGCGTGATGCTATTCGCTAACAGGCCCCAGCTTGTTATCTACGAAGTCTTTGCCGATTCGCTGGCCACGCGCAATTGCGGCATCCGCGTCGCCGTCAGACGGTTGCGCGGAAAAGCTCTCCGATTCGCCTGTGAAATTGTTATGCACGATTACGGAGCAATGGAAGGAATCCTTGCCTGCCACGACTTGGTGATGCAACTCGGTGCTAATGATATAGCCGCGGTACGTAATGGTATTGGACATAGCTCCCTCGATAAAAAGAAGGCAATCCTATCATGACCCGCCATCGAGTCCTCACCGACACCCAGGTCCGCGAAATCCGCCAGACCTACCAGTACCGCAAGAAAGGCTGCGGCTATGGAGCCCTCGCCAGGAAGTATGGCGTGGGTGAGTCAACCATCAGAGACATCCTTACACACCGAGTGAGCTACTGATGAACATTTACCCTGATGCCATGGTCTTCAAGCCAGCTCGTCGCCCTAGCTTCAGCCCAACCCCTAGCCGCCCTGGTTGTCGGGAAAGTATCGGCCGATTCATCTTGAAAGACGATCGGGTCATGGATCGTCTTTCCCTCGTAGATGATAACGCGACCGCGAAACCTGTAACCGGGCGCTTCGTGTGCGCCGCAGTAAATCACATGCGTGTCGGTATTAATTTGGTAGGAGCTTTGCATAAGGACCTCCATGTTGTTATTTCGCGGAGCATAGCATGAACCGCTCCAGCGAACTTAAGCGCAAGACGCCCCTTAAAAGCCAAGGCTTCGCACGATCCGACCGCATCGAAGCCCGCGAGGTATCGAAGCTGCAGCGCCAGGTTGAGCCGAAACCGTTGAGGGGGCCGCGCCAGCGTAAATGCGCCATCTGCCGCGAACTATTCGCGCCACGCTCGATGACGCACAAGGCCTGTAAGCCGGAATGCGCGGAGGAAGTGGCAAAGCAGGTCGCCGCGAAGCAGCGGGTAAAGGCAGAAAAGGTCGAGCGCGCCGAGGTGCGCCGCCTGAAGGAAGAGCAAAAAGGCATCAAGTATCACCTGAAGAAGACAGAGGCACTGGTGAACCTGTTCGTGCGCCTGCGAGACAAGCTCGATGGTTGTATCTCTTGCCACATGCCCAGCCACTACGACGGCATCTGGCATGCCTCGCACTTCAAGAGCGTCGGCAGCAATTCCGCGCTCCGCTTCAACACCTGGAACATTCACAAAGCGTGCGAGCAATGCAACCGCTTCAAGGCTGGAAACATCGCCGAATACGAAAAGCGCTTGGTACTGAAGATTGGCGCAGTGCGCGTGGAATGGCTGAAGAACCACGAACGGGTGCGCAAGTTCGACGTGGAGTGGCTGATGCGCCTGGCGGCAATCATGCGCCGGAAGATTAAACGGCTGGAAAAGAAAGCAGCATAACAAGGAGATAACCATGGCTCGCAAAATGGTAACAGTGGAAATCGACGTTGATATCAGCGACTTCGATGACGACGTACTTTTAGAAGAAGTGCATGACCGCGGCATCAGTGAAATCCCGCCACTCTCCAGTGGCGACAAGCACCCAATGCACGCCGCATACCACGCGCTGAAGGCCGGCGACGAACGCCGCGCGTTGGAGGTTACGCGCTCGTGGCTGTGTGATGAGTTGGGAGTGGTGCTGTGAAGCGGTGGCTCTGGCAAGTCCTTGTGCCTGGCGACCTTCCGTCCGCTGCTATCTGATTCATTGGTGCGATCTGGAATGTATCGGCTGCATGGCGCCCTGAGCTGGCTGCGATCTACGCCGCACTCGGCGCGCTGAACCTGTACTCCTGGGACTACCAGCGCCGCCACAACGGCAACGACTGACGAAACGAGGCCCTACTTGAAACTCACGAAAGCGCAGCGCGCTACTTTACATGCCATGTTCGGCGGCCGGTGCGCCTACTGCGGCGAGCCACTGGGTGAACGCTGGCACGCCGACCACCTGGAAGCCATCGAGCGCAAGTGGGTTGCTGTGGGCGGCCGTGCCGTGGCGACCGGCGAGGCATGGAAGCCAGAAAACGACCGCATCGAAAACATGATGCCTTCCTGCCCGCCATGCAACATCGATAAGCACATGATGAAGCTGGAGCACTGGCGCGAGAAGCTGGCGCGCGCACTGGAAGTGCTGACGCGGAACTATCCCACTTACCGCCACGCGCGCCGCTTCGGCCAACTACAAGAAACGCCACAGCCCATCGTTTTCTACTTCGAGCGCGTGGCAGCAAAGGAAGTTAAATGAATAACCCGGTCCAGCGCCGCCTTGAATACATGGCCCACACCGTCTACTGCAGGCTTCTTGCAAGGTGCGGCGTGCGCAATCTCGAATCCATCCAGAAGCACGAAATATGACAAATGGCATCGACTGGTTCCGCTGGCATCACGGCAGCGTGACCGATCCGAAATTCCAACTAATCGCCAGCAAGGCCAGCGTGCGCCTGGGCGACGTGATCGCGGTTTGGGGCTTCCTACTTGAGAAGGCGAGCGCCAACCTGGTGCGCGGCGAGTACGGCGCCATCGATCTCGAGACGGTGGATTTCATGCTGGGCGCGGGTGAGGGCGCTACAGCGCGAATTATGCAAGCAATGAATGATCGCGGCCTGCTCGAAGCGGGCCGAATTGAAGCGTGGGAGCGACGTCAGCCGAAACGCGAGCGGGAAGATAGTACGGCGGCAGACCGCAAACGCCAACAACGAGCACGAGAAGCCGAAGAAAGCCAAGTCACACCATGTGATGACGATGTCACGCCATGTCACACCACGTCACACCAAAAAACACCCAGAGTAGAGAAGAGTAGAGAAGAGAAGAAGGAAGGAACTAAGCCTAAGGCTAAGCGAGATGTAGAGGCCTCCGGCTCACGCCTTCCGCCCGACTGGCATCCATCCGCCGAAGACACGCTTTTCTGCAAGACCGAGCGCCCAGACCTTCGCCCTTCTGAGGTCGCCAAGCGGTTCTACGACCACTGGATCGCAAAGCCAGGCAAGGATGGGCGTAAGGCGAACTGGTCGGCCACGTGGCGCAACTGGGTGCGCAACGAGAAGCAGCAGCCGGCGGCGCGCGGCTCCGCTGGCGCACCGGCCGGCACCGTGTACGACCAAAGCATGGCCGCCGCCGCGCGCGCCAAAGAGAAAATTTTCGGCCCGGCAGCCGACGAAGGAGTAATCGATGCAACAGAGTGACTACGACGAGTTTGTGGGCATGGTGAGCGCCGTGACCGAACTGTACGGCAAGGCCGCCAGCGAATTCACCATCGGCATCTGGTGGGCGGCGCTGAGGCGTTATGACCTGTCAGCTATCCGCCAAGCCTTCGACCGCCACGTCCGCAATCCGGACACCGGCCAGTTCGCGCCGAAGCCCGCCGACCTGATCCGCATGATGGGCGGCACGACGCAAGATTCCGCCCTGGTGGCGTGGGCCAAGGTCGACCGCGCGCTGCGCGTAGTGGGCCCCTATCGCAGCGTGGTCTTCGATGATGCGCTTGTCCACCGTGTGCTGACGGAAATGGGCGGGTGGGTCGCGCTGGGCACGAAGACCGAGGACGAATGGCCGTTCATCGCCAAGGAATTCGAAAGCAGATACCGGGGCTACAAGATGCGCAACGAGGTGCCGGAATACCCGCCGGTCCTCGTTGGCATGGCGGAGGCACAGAACCAGCAAGTGGGCTTCGCGTCCGAGCCGCCGATGCTTATTGGGCACGCTCCCGCAGCGGAGAAGGTTAGAGCGTTGGGATCAAATCAGCCGATTCTGGAAATGCAGCCAGCTGGCGAACTGGTGCCGCTCAGCGCCAAGCAGATCGGTCACGCGGCATGAAATGCCTCGACTGCCTCCGCATCCAGCCACCACCCCGTGGCATGCCCGGCCAGTGCAAATGTCCTGGTGATCCAAATGGAGTAACCAAGAGCCTCCACTACGAACGCCAGTGCAACAGATTTATCCAGATCACCGAAGCGCAACGAGAAGCAAAGCGCGAAGAGTGGAAGCGAATCATGAACCCGCCCGTGAGGGCTAAGAAGGAGACTGAAGATGAAAGTTGAGATTCGACCGAATGGCAAGATGGTGATCCAGCCAGAATCCATGACGGAGCAGTACGCGCTCGAATGCTGGTACGACGGCGCGAAGAACGAGGTTGCGCAGCGCATGGAAGGCGCCACCCTGATTTCCTCGAAGAGCATTGCAATCGGGTCATACCCAGAAAGGCTTGTGCTGTGAACCAATCCGAAATCCCACGCCTGGAGCGCCTACGCTCCACCCTAACCGACATCATCAAGCTCGCAGAGCAGAAGACAGTCGAAGCAGATCCAGACGGCCGCAACATCGAACAACTGGAGAACGATGGCGATCTACCGGCGCCGATCATGGATGCGAGGGTACAGCTCGGGCTGTTGGTGCGGATGCTGGAACAACCCACAGTGGAGACGCAGAATGCCTGACGATCAAATCCCACGCCTCGCCGCCCGCATTGCGGAAATCGACCAGCAGATGCGCGCACTGGACGAAGAGCGGCGGACCACGCAAAAAGCGCTTTGCGCCGCACAGGGGTTGCGCTGCTTCTGCAACTGCAGCGCGCCACTTTTCGAAATGACAGAACAGAAACTCGACTGGGGAGGTGTGTATCATGATTAAACCAGAACACACCAGGCCATTAAACCTGCGGCACGCGAAAGGTGGTGCAGCATGATGGGCGCTGGCGTTTTCCTCTTCTTTGTCGGATGGTTCGGCGCACATGTGACGGTGAAGTACAAACACCCGACGCGCTTCACGCCCTATGACTTTTCGGGGTTATTGCTCATGGTCGGCGGCCTGTTGATGTTGGCCAGCGTGGCAACCTTCCTGTATCGGTGGATGCCGTGATGAAAATAATCTCGACCCTACCGCTGCGCGCGCCCCAGTTTGCGGGTATGCTGCGCGAAAATTGAGGGAGACATCATGGGCTTCATCGACAAATACGTCCACTCCGTGAATTCGAGCGACCTGCGCGACGACGATCACCACCATGCCACTGAAGCGCTTGTCGCCTCCGCATTGGCTGATTTTAGTGGCAGCCTGGGCGCGCAGCTCGCACGGGTGAAGTATGCCGACGGCGCGGCGCACAAAGCTTTCGAGGCCGGCGGCAAGAACCTCGGGCCGCTGCTGAGAGCATGGGAAGTCATCGTGCGAGAGCGGGGTAGGGCCCGGCAATGGCTGCCGATCCGGGCGGAATGGGATATCCCAGCTGCTGAAGCGCTTTACAAGCGCGTGGCACACGCCTCACTCGCCCATTGGATCGACCCGAACTGCATGGCATGCCATGGAGCCAAGCAGACGCCGGACCGACGTATTTGCGAAACCTGCAAAGGATCTGGACAAGCCGCACTGCCAGCTGGTGGCCTGGAGCGCGAGCGCACGCTGGATATGATCAGCGAACTGGAAGGCTGCTACCAATCCTACAATCGCCGCGCATCGAGCGCGCTTAAGAGGGAAGAATCATGAATGACCAGCAGATCATCGACTTCGTGCGCACAACTGGCAAGGCCCGTATCGTTCAAGTGTCGGATAAGTTCGACGTGCCGCCGCAGGAGGCTGCCGACCGCTTGCGCGAACTGGCGCGCGACGGCAAGCTTAAGGAATCCAGCGGCTTCGCGCCCAATGGCCTGAAGTGCCCCGTATTTGATGTTCCCGAAGCCGCGCCGAGCATGACCGCCTCCGGCTTCCCCATCCCGTCCACACGCGTTCACGCCGCGCCGCCGGCTGAAGTTCAGGAGGTGACGCCAGTCGCAGCGGAACCGCCGCCGGAAGTCTTCAGCGACGCGCCAAAGCTCACCAAGGCCGAACAGGTGATCGCATTCATCCGCGAGCACGGCGAAGCCACGTCATCCGATCTGCATCGCCTCCTAGGCCTGAAACCGGAAGAGTACGCCTCCAGTTACCTGAATGCGCCGCTGAAAGATGGCCGCCTGGTTCGCGACGGGAAAATCTGGAAGCTGGGCGACGGCACGCCCATGGCCCCGACACCTAAAGCCAAGTCGTTGCGCGAGCAGTCAATCTCACCAGCGAAAGCCGATGGTCCAGTGGCGCAGTTTAGTGGAACCGATGCGCACGCGAAGATCGAGATTTCAGCCATTCCGGCGCCGAAGCAACCGGAGCCCGCGCCAGTCGCGTCTAGTGTCTCACCAGCCTTCCGCGTCGGCCTTTGGTCTGATGGTGTGATCGAACTGCAGCGCGGCGGCCAAACGGTCGCAACAATGAGTCAGGGCGAGAGTGAACAATTGTTGTCGTTCATCGCTACCGCGCAAGTTCCGCGTGCCGCCTGACGCTCGCATGCAAATAGTAGTTGTAAACCAAAAACAGTCGATTTATAATTGACGCACATGCTTCTCGCGCTCGTAATGCAGGCTTCGAGCCTCACCGCCAGCGAGAATCCGGCGAAGGGACCCTAGAAATTGCTTAAGCCCCGTTCGCCCCTACACTTTTGTTGTTTCGCTCACTGCGCGCTATAGTCGCAGGAGCACCAAAGCCACCCCTCACGGTGGCTTTTTCATTTCTGGAGCCCACCTCATGAAAATGAAACTCTTGACCATCGCCAGTCACGGCTGCTAAACCGAGTCTCCAGTACCGGCTCACCCCGGTACCTTGCCGCCTTCGGGCGGTCTTTTATTCCGAGGTCCACCATGAACACCGAATTCACCGTCAGCACCACGCGCCACCGCCTGCTATGCAAATGGTGGATGCGTACGCGTCCGTGCGAAGTCCATGTGACGCCAGAAGGTGTGAGCGCGCCAGTGGAACTCTACTGCCCGTGGTGGGCGCTGCCGCTTGACGCGCTCCATGCGCTGATCTTCGGTAGCATGAAGCTGTTGCCTGCGTAGTAGATGCGCCATGAAGCTCCCGCGCTTTCGCCGTAAGCCTGACCTACAGGCGATAGCGCTGGCCGCTGCTGCGATCCTCGCAACTGTGGTCGCCTGCTCGATGATCTACATCGACTTCCGCACGCTGATCGGCTAACCATGCCATTCCCCGGCTCCTACTACACCAACCTCTTACACGTCCTGGTGGCGAACCGCAAGATCGAAGAGATCAAGGAGTTAGGCAACCGCTTGACCGACAGCGAAGAGGCAACCACCATCCTGCGCGCCAAGGGCTACGACGGTCAAACGCTGGCCGATATGGTGCGCAAGGTGCCGCCGGCTACGTTACGGCATTCTTAGTTCACTCGGGCGCGCCGCAAAGCACTGTGCCGCCTCAATAAGCTCTCGCCAATCAGGTGGCAGCCCTAGTTGGTTCTCTAGTGCGGCCATGCGACGCGCCTCCTGCAGTATGAGTAGCGTGCCAGGCGTCAGGCGCAGGGCGGCGGGTTGGTTGTGGCACATGATGTAGTCGGTCATTTTGATTCCCAAGTAGGTGAGGAAGTACCAGCGTACCGGGGAACTATTGGAATTTGTAGCCACCTTTTACAATATTTTCAGCCACCTCCGGGTGGGTAACCCTCGCACCCTTAGTTATGAAGCTGACACGCTTACAGCCACGGCTAAAGCCGACGAGCACGAGTCGCCTTCAGCTCGCACCACTCCCCACCGGTACGGTCGAGCGTAAGCGTGGGCGCGCAGGCGTGAAGGATCGCGAGGCCATCAAGCGTCGTGACAACGGGTTGTGCGCCGAGTGCATCGCCATCGGGCGACCCGGCCCTGGCTGGCTGGTCGACCACATCATCCCGCTGTGGAATGGCGGGTCAGATGATGAAAGTAACAAGCAACTTCTTTGTCAAGCACATCACGACGCCAAGACCGCGCTTGAGGCGGCGCAGCGTCACCGAGGGTATTGATGCGATGAGGGCTCAGTGGCCCACCTGACGGCGCGGCGAGCCATCGCCAGCGGCCAGGAGGGAGGGGGCGGGTTGCATCTCTGCAACCTTCCGACCCGGACACCGCACTGTACCTCACGCACGGAAAAAATCCCCCTCCAAGGAATTTGTTAATGGCTTTAACAGGCAGGAAGCAGAAGTTTGCCGCTGCCATATTGGCGGGTTTCTCCAATAAGGACGCGGCGATCAAGGCGGGTTACAGCGCCGCCACTGCTTCACAGGCTGGGTCACGTCTTGTTAAAGATAAGGATGTCGCCGCATACATCAAGGCGAACAGGAAGGATGTCAAGAAAGCATCCACCGAAAGCAGGGAAGGTGCGGCGCCTGAATACGTGACTCCAAACTTCGATCTGAAGTCGGCCTTGATGTATAGCGACCCGCAGGACTACCTGATGGCAGCCATGAATGATCCAGGACTGGAAACGAAGCTCCGCATAGATGCGGCGAAGACCCTGATGCCATTCAAGCACAACAAGTTAGGTGAGGGCGGCAAAAAGGACGCGCAGAAGGATGCGGCCAAAAAGGCGGGCGGCGGCCGCTTTGCTTCGGCTGCGCCACCTAAGTTGGTTGCCACCGGTGGGAAGAAAGTCTAATGCCCACCTGGACCACCGCATGCCCAGACTGGGCGGATCGGCTGCGCCGCGGGCAATCAATCATCCCGGCACCGATATTCCCAGACGAAGCAGAGCAGGGCCTGGAGGTAATGCGCTCGCTGCGCATCGTCGACGCGCCAGGTAGCCCCACGATTGGGGAGGCTTCAGGGCAGTGGATATTCGACCTGGCCGCGACTGTATTTGGTTCCTACGACGCTGAGAGTGGTCGCCGGCTCATCACGGAATGGTTCGTGATGCTGCCGAAGAAGAATTTCAAGTCGGGCCTCGCGGCCTCGATCATGCTCACCTGCCTGATCCGCAACTGGCGCCAGTCTGCGGAATTCACCATTCTGGCACCAACACTGGAAGTCGCGAACAATAGCTTTGGTCCCGCCAAGGACATGGTGACTTATGAGGAGCCTGGCGAGGACGATCAGCTGGGCGATCTTATTCAGGTCCAAACGCACATCAAAACGCTGACGCATCGCGAAAAGAATGCGACGCTGAAAGTGATCGCGGCGGATCCGAATACGGCGGCGGGTAAGAAAAGTGTCGGGACGCTTGTCGAGGAGCTGTGGCTTTTTGGTAAGCAGTCTAGCGCCAAGGAGATGTTTCGCGAGGCGCTTGGCGGCCTGGCGTCGCGTCCGGAAGGGTTCGTGATCTGGATCACGACGCAGAGTGACGATCCGCCAGCTGGAGTGTTCAAGGAGAAGCTGCAGTACGCGCGCGACGTCCGCGATGGCAAGATCCATGACCCTCAGTTCTTGCCGATCATCTACGAGCACCCCCCGGAGATGGTCAAGTCCAAGGCGCACATGCGCGTCGAGAACATGGGGATTGTCAATCCGAATCTCGGACACTCCGTCGATCAGGCGTTTCTGGAGCGTGAGCATCGCAAAGCCAGTGAAGAAGGCGAGGCGTCGCTCCGTGGATTTCTCGCTAAGCACGGCAACGTTGAGATTGGCCTGAATCTCCGCTCCGATCGCTGGGCCGGCGCCGATTTCTGGGAGGCTGCAGCTGTTGCTGAAGTCACCATCGAATATCTACTGGAACACAGTGAGGTCATCGTCGTTGGAATCGATGGCGGTGGCTTGGACGACTTACTGGGCCTGACGCTGGTCGGACGCGAACGCGACACTGGCCGGTGGCTTACCTGGAGCCACGCATGGGCGCACGAGATCGTGCTCGATCGCCGCAAGGAAATTGCCCCGATGCTGCTCGACTTCCAGAAGCAGGGGCACTTGACGCTTGTGAAAAGGCCCGGCGACGACGTGCGCGAGGTGGCCGACCAGATTTGCCAAGTACGTGATGCTGGATTGCTCCCGGAGAAGGCTGCGATTGGCGTCGATGCGGCCGGTATTACGGACATTGTTGATGAACTGGTTTCCGAAGAGCGCGGCATCCAGATCGAACAGATCGTCGCCGTCCAGCAGGGTTGGAAGCTCAATGCCGCAATCAAGACGACAGAACGAAAAGTGGCTGGGCGCGAGTTAGTGCACGGCGGACAGCCTTTGATGGCGTGGTGCGTGAGTAATGCCCGGATCGAAGACCGGGGTAACGCGATCTCGGTGACCAAGCAGGCATCCGGCAAAGCAAAGATCGACCCGCTAATGGCGCTGTTCGACGCTGTTTCGCTGATGGCGCTGAACCCCGTCGCTGGCGGCGGTAAATCATTCTGGGAAACCTAATGCAAAAAGTTATCCAAGCCATGCCTGACGCATTGATTGTGGTCGGCGCGAGCGCTATTGCGTACGGCGCATGGCTAATCCACCCCGCCGCGGGCTTTATCACCGGAGGCGTGCTGATGATCGCCGCAGGCGTGGCATCCGCCTTAAAGGCCAGTAAATAATGTCCATCTTCGTGCCGACCGGCGCTCGCCTCAACCAGGCGTTCAAGGAGCCGTTCTGGCAAGAGATGGCTGGGTGGTTCTCATCCGCCACGGGCAAGGCCGTCAATATTCGCACGGCGATTCGTGTGGCGACGGTTTTCGCTTGTTGCCGTGTGATCGGCAACGGTATGGCGCAGGTCCCACTGAAGCTGATGAGGGAAAGCGAGGATGGTAAGAGTCGCTCGCCAGCCAAGACTCACCCGCTTTACAACCTCCTCGCGTTGAAACCGAACAGCTGGCAGACGAGCTTCGAGTTTCGTCAAATGCTCGCTTGGCACGTCGAGCTGTGCGGGAATGCATATGTCTTCAAGAGTAAAAGCTCCAGCGGGAAAATACTGGAGCTCATACCGTTTGCACCAGGCATGGTTGTCTCTCGTCGCGACGAAAACTTCAACTTGTTTTACGACGTGGTTGGGTACGACGGGTCAGCGCGGACTTTCACGCAAGACCAAATCTGGCACTTGCGCGGCCCATCTATGGATGGTTTTGAAGGTCTAGACGTGGTCAAGCTGGCGCGGGACGCAATCGGGCTGGCCATGACGACTGAGGAGGCGGTTGCTCAACTCCACAGGAATGGCATCCGAAATTCGGGCGTCTACTCCGTTGAAAATACCCTAAACAAGGACCAGCACGCATCATTGACACGCTGGGTAAATGAGCAGTTCACCGGCTTGCAAAACGCTGGAAAGCCGATGATCCTGGACCGCGGCGCTAAGTTCCTGAGCACTTCGATGAGCAGCGTCGATGCGCAGTCGAACGAAACACGCAAGCAGCAGATCGAGCAAATCTGTTCCTTCTTCGGCGTACTCCCAATCAAGGTGGGCTATTCGGATAAGACCGCAACGTTTGCGAGTGCCGAAGAAATGAATCGCGCACACCGTGAGGATTGCCTGGCGCCGCGTTGGGAATCGTTCGAACAGTCTGCAGCGATCAACCTGCTGACCGAACAGGAAAGGGCGCAGGGGCTCTACTTCAACTTTACCGAAGAGGGTCTTCTGCGCGGCTCGGCCAAGGATACAAAAGATGTGCTGCTGGGCTATGTAAATGGCGGCGTCATGTATCCCAATGAGGCCCGAGCTAAGTTGGACCTGAACCCTGATCCCGACCCGGCAAGCAACCGCCTGCGTGTCCCCGCAAATATTGTCGGAGAACCGGCAGAAACACCTGCATTACCAGCCCCAAAACCGTAAGGACCCCACATGCCCCTAAATTCTATGCAGCCCAAGGCCGCAGGCAGAGTCCTGTCCGCGGCAAATGAAGGTCGCCTGCGCGATGCTCGCGACTACATCGACTCGGTGCTGTCGCAGCTGACGCAAGAGGAGCAGCAGGAAAGCGCGTTGGCACGCCAGAATCGTGCCGCGCTCAAGCCGGGACGAGTGCGCGTCAATGCCGACAGCGGCGATGACGAGGCGGAGATCCTGATCTACGGCGACATTGGTTACGGATGGTACGACGCAGGCATTACCGGTGAAACGATCACCAAAGAGATCAAGGAAATCGATGCCGACACGATCCACGTCCGCATCAACAGCGGTGGCGGTCTCGTCTTTGAGGGCATGGCAATTTACAACGCTCTGGCCCGTCATGACGCAAAAATCATCATGCACGTTGATAGCATCGCTGCGTCTATCGCAAGTGTGATCCTCATGGCCGGCGATGAAATCCACATCGCCGAAGGCGCTCACGTGATGATCCACAAGCCCTGGTCATTCGCTATGGGGGATGCATCTGCGTTCCGCAAGGAAGCCGAGATCCTCGACAAGCTGGAAAAGGGAATCATCGACATCTACGAGGCACGCACGGATGCCAAGCGCGCTGATCTGGAGAAGTGGGTGGCTGCGGAGACGTGGTTCACCGGCCAGGAAGCCGTCGATGCTGGCTTTGCTGACGCAATGACTCCAGCGAAGAAGAAGAGCAAGCCCGCCAATTCGGCGATGTTCAACCTATTCAAGAACGCGCCGCGCAATCTACTGGCGGCGTCAGATACCCCCGAAATTCGCGACTTCGAAGTCTTCCTGCGCGACGCAGAGGGGCTTTCGCAGGCGCAAGCAAAGCGCATCGCAGCAGCGATGCCAAAGGCGAATCGCGACGATTCGACCACACAGCACGAAGAACCCCACCGCGATGGCGGGGTGTCTGCGGCTGAAGCAAGCAGCGACCTCGCAAAAAGGCTCGCGCAAAGCATCAACCAATTCACCTCCTCCATCAAGGAATAAATCATGGCTGACAAAGACGCAGTTCAAGAAGTAATGGAAGCGTTCACGGAGTTCAAGAAAACGAACGACGCGAACCTGCAGAAGCAAAGCGCTGCGCTGGACGAAAAGCTCGACAAGATCAACAAGGTCTTCGACAAGTACGAGCCGATGAACCAGCAACTCGCGCTGATCGACAAGCAAAACAAGGCTATGCAGGAGCAACTGGACAGCATCGAGAAGATCGCCAATCGCGCCGGCCTTGGCGGCGACGTCGATCCGCAAGCGAAGGCTGCGCAGGAATACATGGCAGCGTTCAATCGCGCGATGCGCCGCCAGGCGGGCGACCGGGATCCTGCCGATATGCAGATCATTAAGGATCGCTCGGCAGCACTGGTCAAGGGCGACGACGCTAGCGCCGGCTACCTGCTGGCGCCTCCGGAAATGCAGAAAGAGATCATCAAGAACATTATTGAGATGACCCCGATCCGATCCCTGGCAACCGTCCGCAGCATTGGTGTTGGCAGCCTGAAGATGCCACGTAAGACCGGCAACGGCTCGGCTTCGCGTGTCGGCGAAGTCGCGCCGCGCACCAATACTGGCGATCCTGCCTACGGCATGCTGGAATTCCTGGCGCCGGAAATGTTCGCTCGCATCGAAGTCTCGCAGCAGATGCTGGAAGATTCGGACTACGACCTGCTGGCCGAACTGCGCGAAGATGCAGCCGAGCAGTTCTCGGTGCGCGAAGGCGTCGAATCGGTCAGCGGTACCGGTGGTTCGAACCAGATGGAAGGCATCCTGACCAATGCCGACATCGGCTTCACCGTCAGTGGCGCGGCCTCGACGCTGACTGCCGACGGCCTGCTGACGCTGTATCACGATCTCAAGACCGCGTATGCCCGCAACGCAATGTGGGGCCTGAACCGCAATACGCTGGGCCAGGTCCGCAAGCTGAAAGACACCACCAACCAGTATCTGTGGGCGCCAGGTATCGCCAACGGCGTCCCAAACACCATCCTGGGCGGCTCCTACGCCGAGATGGCTGATATGCCAAACGTGGCGGCTAACTCGTTCCCGATTGTCTTCGCTGACTTCAAGAAGCTGTACGTGATCGTGGACCGCGTGAATGTCTCGCTGCAGGCCGACTACACCACTGGCGCGGATAACGGCGTGGTGGTGTTCCGTGCCCGTCGCCGTGTTGGTGGTGGCGTACGTCAGGCGGAAGCTGGCCGCAAGCTGAAGATCTCGACCTAATCAGTCGCCGCCAATCCCCGCTCTGGCGGGGAACTTCCATCAAATTCTAGGAGATCCACATGCGTGACCTGAAATCCAGCTTTAAACCGGTGCAGTCGCTTTTGCCAATCAATCGAAACGCTGCTGCCAACGGCTCGGGTGTCGATACACTCGGCTTCAACTCCGCGTGCGTCGTGTTTTCGACCGGCGCCATCGGCGGCACCGCCACCCCGACCTTCACGTTCGAAGTGCAGGAAAGCTCCGATAACGTGAGCTTCACCGCTGTTGCTGATGCGGATATCCGCGGCGTGGAACCTGTGGTGACCGCAGCAAACCAGGTCGCCACTGTCGGATACATCGGCAACAAGCGGTATATCCGCGCCATTCTGAAGACCGTTGCGGGCACCTCCCCGACCCTCGACTGCGCCGCGGTCATCCTCCTGGGCCACCCAACCAACGCGCCTGCGGTCTAACCGCTCGGGCGGCTCAGGCCGCCCATTCTCATGAAAGGGTAAACCATGCATATTCGCATGACAAAGACGGAAACCGGCTCGGTGGATGGTATCGCCGTAAGTCAGTACGCGGAAGGCCAGGAGTATCACTTGACGAATACAGATGGCGAGCGAGAGCTAGCCCGCGCGTTCGTAGCCGCAGGCTCTGCGACAGACCTGTCCGATGGCTCTGAGCGCGAACCCAATAAAGCAGAGCTGTTGGCCGCCCGCGACGCCCTCATGGCTCGCGAGAGTGAGTTGGCTACTGAGGCCGCCCGCATCAACCAGGCCAGCACCGACCTGGCGCTCGAAGCGGCCGCCGTCAAGGATGCTGCTGCCGCCAACACTGTCGAAGCCGGCCGGCTGACCGCTGAGCGCGCCCAACTGGAGGTCGACAAAGCCGCGTTTGAGGCTTCGAAGTCGGCGTCGGTCGAGGTTCCCGCTAAACCCGGTAAGAAGCAATAACCCACCCGCCGTCCTGGTGCCGGGCACTGCCCACCATCCAATAAGAGGTATCCATGCAACAAGACAAGTGCAACGCACAGGAGTCGTCCTGCGCGTCGATCGGTCACGACTGTGACCAGGGCGATTCCCTGTTGGCGCGCGGCGTCTTCCACGCAGTGTTGCGTGATGCCGAAGGTAATGTGCTCTGGGAAGACACGTACAAAAACACGGTCGTCACCCAAGGCAAAAACTACCTGCTGGACAACGGCCTGGCTGGTTCCGCTTACACCGCCGCCTTCTATATGGGACTGATCTCGTCCACGAGTTACAGCACCATCGTGGCCGGTGACACGGCGGCATCTCACGCGGGCTGGCTGGAGGCGGGCGGCACGAATGCGCCTACCTACTCCAACGCCAATCGCCTGACCGCCGCGTGGTCAGCCGCATCGGGCGGCAGCAAAGCTCTGTCTGCGGGCCTGACCTTCACGTTCAACGGCTCCGGCACAGTAAAGGGCAGCGCGTTCTGGACCAACAACACCAAAGACGGCACCTCAGGAACGCTTTTGAGCGCCGGCCTGTTCTCTGGCGGCGATCAGCCTGTTGTCTCGGGCAACACGCTGACCATCACCTACACCCTGAGCCTGTAAGGAGCATCCATGCCAATCGCACATAAGATCGGCGCCAAGGTGCGCCAGGTTGTCAAACCGATCCAGGGTGAAGTCGCGAACGCCGCAATCATCGACGGGGAAGTGCAATTCGAAGTCAGCTATACCGGTGACGACGGCGAGCAGCATTCGCGCTTCTTCAAGGAAGACGAGATCGAGGCTGCCGGCGAGGCTGAGCAAGCATGAACCAGCTTCAGCAAGCCGCGCTCGAAGGCCTGGTGGATCGGGCGCTGACGGCCGACGAGATTGTGGCCATCGACCCGCTACTCGCGCCAGACAACCGCAACGACGTGGCGATCGCCGAGATCCTGTCGGCTGGACGGGCCAGGCTCGGTGCGCTGCGTAAAACCACGTTCCAAACGTGGGCTGCACACACGGGCGTGCGCGCGTCCATCGAAGACCACGCGCATAACGACGTCTCGCCCCTGCAGTCCATCGCACTGACGCTGCGCGACTTCCTGTGGTCGGACACGAGCGTGATCTATTTCGATGTCCAGGAAAACGTGGACATGCTGCAAGCCTGGGTGAGTGCCAACGCCATTACGCAGGAACAAGCCAATGACCTGCTTGCGAAGGCGAGTTCGCCCGATCCAATCCACTACAACGCCGTCTCTGACGCCCTGAACATTGCAGAGGGGAGGGCTACCCTATGAGCGGCGAAACCGTCATCGTCTACGGCACCACCGTAACAGCGGAAGCCAATGGTGCATCGATCGCAAACAACGCCATTGGTACGGCTGACGATGCCACTTATGACCCTATCGCGACTGCTGGTGGATACCCGTTTGCCGACATCGTTCTGGGCCTGACGTTTGGTACGGCGCCTACCGAAGGCACTCAAGTGGCGGTGTACGCCCAGCTGCTCGACGTGGACGGCACGGCAGACAACGATGTGCCGGAAACCACGCGCCCAGGGCGCCTGCTGGGCGTGGTGATCGTCAACAACGTGACCACGCTGCAAACCCTGGTGATCGAGGAGGTGCGCATGCCTTCGAAGTGCCAGCTGTACCTGCACAACATCGGTACCGGGCAATCCATTTCCTCCGGCTGGACGGCCAAGATCAAGCCTCTCACGTACAAGGTGCAGTAAGCCATGGCTGGCGTAGTCGTACCACGCCGACGGAAGAGGTTTCCGCAAGGCGGCAATCTTCAGGTTGACGCGAAACTTGCGGCGACGCTCGGCATGGTCTGGCTGTCTGGCTCGTACGCGACAGCCGCCGGCTCGAATGGCTACCTACTGGACGTGATCACCGGCCGCAAAGCTGCCAATTTTGACGCATTCAATTACTTCGCTCGCGCCGTCCACACTCTCGGCGTTATAAATACCCGCGTCATCGTTTCAAGTGACAGTGGCGTAAGGTACGACGGTCCCGTAGCGCTGCTGCACGGAGTCACAGAGTTCACTCTGGTCTCCACGTTCATTTTCCGCGTAGGCGCGACCTCCGCGCAGTGGTTGAATTTCCGAGTCGACAACCAGCACACCCTAGACGTCATTAGCCAGACATCCAGCACCCTGACGTTCGGATGCGATTGGGCTGGGGCATGGAACGGTGCAACGACCCAAACGCTGTCCGGCCTGAAAGATGGCGATGTCGTCACCATCTGCGCGGTAGTCAACCAGGCGGGTGCGCGGTTCTTCGCCAACGGGCGATTCATCGGCACGAAGAGCGGTACCGGCTTCACAGTGTCCACGGCGTCGGACTCGACGGCAATCGTGAACATGATCCGCACGGACTACGTGCAGGGCATGGCGAGCAAAAAGGCGTTGCCGGACGCAGTGGCAATGGCGATAACGGCCGATCCGACCCTGATCTTTCGCGAGCAGGCGATGTGGATTGCGGGTGCTTCGAGTGTAACCGCCTACAACGCAGCGGTCACCGAAAGCGCAAGTGCATCAGATTCGTGTAGCGCGGTACTGAATGCCGTTGCCGCGATGGTGGAGGCGGCAACCTCAAGTGACGTTCAGACGGCGGCACTCAGTGCATCTGCGAACGTCAGCGAAAGCTCGGCGGCGACCGATGCCGCCACAGCATCAGCTCAGATGTCAGCTCAGGTGAGTGAATCCGTAACCGTTTCGGATGCTATGGCGGCGACCAAGCAAGCCACTGCATCGGTAAGTGAAGCAGTGGCTGCATCTGATGCTGCAAGCGCAGTCGCCACAATGACCACGAGCAATAGCGACACCCTCACAGCGACTGATGTTACGGCGCCGTCTGGGACGCTGAATGCAGCCGTGGTGGAGGGTGTCGCGGCCAGTGACACATCGAGCGCTGCACTCGCCGCCACCGCGAGCGTTGTCGAATCGGTGAGTGCGGCAGATGTCCGCGCCGCAGCAGCCGCGTTCATTGCCGCACAGCTGGAAACCGTCACAGCTTCAGATTTAACTGATACCTCCGGCGCCAGCTTGTCGGCGAGCCTCAGCGACTCGATCAGTCCTTCCGACAGCCAGAGTGCCTTTATGGCCGCGATAGCCGCTTGCCTGGAGCAGGTCACGGCAAGCGACACCATTTCATGTTTCATGTCCGCCGCGGCTTCAGTGATCGAGGCGGGCTCAGCGATCGACGTATGCGCAGCAACAGGCGGTAGCGGGTCGTTTGCGAGGGCGCCAGCCGGAAATGGCTATTCACCGCGGCGCGACGAGCGATGCGTGAGGCCCGCAGCAATCCAAAGGAATAACCGATGACAGTTCGACTTGTAACGCCGCCGGCAGCGTTGGCGCTCTCGCTCGCGTCCGCAAAGGCGGCGCTGCGCATTGATGGCAGCGACCAGGACGAATTAGTCTCTTCGTGGGTGGCCGGCATCGTTTCGTACGCGGAACATATTACCGGCCGATCATTCGTCAATCAGGGATGGCGTGTCACGCTGGATGCGTTCCCTGATGCGATTGAGCTGCCGCGCCCGCCAGTGATCCAGGTGGCATCGGTTCAATTCCTCGACTCGAACGACGCACTGCAAACGCTCAGCCCGGCGGATTACGTCTCGGACATAGCCAGTGAGCCTGGGTATGTAGTGCCGGCGCGCGGCAAATCGTGGCCGGCGACTTACGACGAGATAAACGCCGTGACCGTGGAATGCACCTGCGGCTACGGGGCGAACGAATCCGCCGTCCCGGCTGGAATCAAACTGTACATTCTGGCGAAGCTGCGCGAGCAATTTGACCCTGCCATTCACGCTGATCGCGGCGCGGTGCAGAGCAGCTTCCTTGACTCGCTGCTGGATCCATTCAAGGTGTACGCATGACCTTCGCTAGCACGCTGAAGCACAAAGTCTCGATCCAATCGAAGACGGCCGACAGCGACGCGGAAGGCCAGGCGGTTGAGAATTGGGCGGAGATCGCCGCGCCGTATGCGGACATTCGGCACTTGTCCGGACTGGAAACCGTCAAGGGTGGCGCGGTAACTTCGGCCGTCAAGGTATCTATCCGCATCCGCTACCGCCCTGGGCTGGATGCCGGTATGCGCGTCGTGCACGGTACTGATGTCTACAACATACAGGCAGTCCTCCCAGACAAGGTGCGCTGGGTCTATGTAGATCTGGCCTGCGAGGTGGTGAAGTGACCAAGGCCCGGATGCTGCGTGTGGACCTGGGCGGTCTGAACTCGTATCTGGATGAGTTGGGGGATGCCGCAGAAGAGGGTGCCCGCCCAGCGGCCCAGGCGGCTGCACAAGTGCTTTACGACGATGTGATGCAAAACGTGTCGTCCATTGGACGCACGACCGGCAATCTCGCCAACGCGATCTATCAGGCGTATTCCTCCGCGAACAGCGGCCCGGGTTACGCAACCTATCACGTCAGCTGGAACGCAAAGAAGGCACCTCACGCAATTCTCGTGGAATTCGGCCACATGCAGCGCTACAAGTCGTATGTCGGGAAGGATGGCAACTGGTACACCGCGGTTCGACAGGAAATGCGAGGTAAGCCGAAACCGAAGCGAGGGGCCTCGCAGAGCGTCAAGGATGCGTATTACGTCCCGCTCCCGGCGCCAAAACAGGTGGCGGCGAAACCATTCATCCGGCCAGCGATGTCGAAAGCGGAAGCTGCCTATGACGCAGCCGAAAAGGTGTTGCTCGATTACGTAATCCGGCCATCGTAGGCAGAGGCGCCCATGACCCTGGAAGCAAAACTGACCGCCGTCTTGAAGGCGGTGTGCCCGCACGCGTTCACAGACTTCGCCCCGAACGGAACGCCCCGCCCGTGCATCACGTTCCAGCAGATCGGAGGGCAGGTCATCCCCGTGCTCGGTAAGGAAGTTCCATCGGTGGAGAACGCCGAAATGCAGATCAATGTCTGGTCGGACACACGGACGGAGGCGAAAGCCCTCATCAAGCAGATTGAATCAGCACTAATCCTTGCTGCAACCGTGCAGGCGAAACCGCTCGCCGCGCCGGCGTCGGACTTCGATTCGGACATCCCGGTCTATTGCAGTAGGCAGGACTTTTCAATCTGGTGCGATAGAGACACCTAAATTTTGGCCCGCGTTGGCGGGCTTTTCTTCTGCCCGTAGAGGGCGCCACCAAGCCGCAGAGATGCGGCTTTTTTTTCGTCCGCAGAAAGGGCAATCATGGGTTACTTTTTCCCTGAAGGAAGTTCGCAACAGTTTTCTCAAACCTTCGCATCCGCGAAGACCATCAGCGCGATCACGAATGCGAATCCGGCCGTAGCTACTTCGACAGCGCACGGCTACGCATCGAACGATGAAATCCTCCTGACGTCCGGCTGGGAAGATGCTTCCGAGACGGTGTGGAAGATCACCGTCATCGATGCAAACTCGTTCTCGATCAACGGCCTGGATTCCACCAACACCGCCTTCTTTGCGGCAGGTGCCGGCGTCGGCACGGCGCAGAAGGTCACTGCCTGGACTGCGATGCCGCAGGTGCTGTCTATCTCCGGCTCCGGTGGTGATGCGAAGTTCACCGACGTGGCACCGCTGGCCAAGCGTAACGCGCTGAAGATCCCAACCGGCTTCAACGCGACCACTCTGAGCCTGACCCTGGGCCATGACGCGTCCAACGCGAACTACCAAACCATGCTGGGTATCTCCCGCTCGCTGTCGAAGACCGCCTTCAAGCAGTCGATCGTCGGTGGTGCGCTGACCTACGGCTACGGCTACATGAGCGTGTCCGAAATCCCAGTCCTGAATAGCGGCAACGTCAACACGGTAACCGCCGTGATGACTCTGACTGGCCGAGCCATCTCCTACTAACCGACGCAAGTCGATCCAGAGCACCGGCCAGCGGCTGTCGCCTTCGCGGGCGCATCCGTTGGCACGGGCATTTTTATCATCCCGCGAAAGAGAATCATGGCAAAAATCATCCTCGGAAAACCACCGAAAACCATCAAGAAACCGCTGTCCTTCACCATGCTGGACGGCACTGTCGGCAGCATTGAAGTGCAGTTCACCTACCGCACGCGCAAGGAGTTCGGCGTCTTCGTTGACTCGATGCTCGACGTGATCAAGGCGGAAAGCGAAGCAGCGGTCGAGGCGGCAAAGACGAAGGTTGCCGAAGAGGCCGAAGCACCAACGATTGACTTTGGTGTCCGTGAGTCGGAGCTGAACGCCAAGAAGGCGCAGCGCCAGGCCGACTTCATTATGGGCTCCGTCGAGGGCTGGAATCTGGACATTCCCTTCGACCGAGAGGCTGTCGAGCAGTTGATCGATGAGATGCCACTGGCTGCGACCACCATCATCCAGTCTTACCGCGAGGCGATGACGGAAGGACGTCTGGGAAACTAAGGGCGGCCGCCGCGGCGTTCTATGGCGGCGGGGGAAAGGCTGAATTAAACCCCTTCCTTGCTGCGGTGGCCGCAGCACAAAAGCCTCAAGACACTGAGGTCTGGCCGGAAAACCATCCGGCCTTTCATCTCTTCGTCGCATTGCAGACGCAATGGACGCCAGGACATAACGGGCCGATCGGCCTGAACTATCTCGTGCTGTTCCAAAAGTTGGACCGAATGAATCTCACCGCGTTTGAATACGACGAGTGGGAGGAAGACATTCGCGTCATGGAATTAGCCGCGCTGGAAGCATTGCAAGAGTCAAAAGGGTAGGTTTATGACTGAAAAGCGGCGCATACAACTCGAAGCGGAGGTCGATACCACCCGCACGCGAGATGGCTTCCAGGAGATCGGGCAGCAGGCCAATACCATGGCCACGACGGTCACGTCGGCCGGTGAGAGGGCGGGTACTGCGGTCGGGAACATCGGCAATGGCGCTGACCGTGCTGCCGCAAAGGTTGAGGCTTCACAGCGCAACCTGATTGCCTCCATACAGAGAACCACGACAGCGATGGAGGCCGGCGGCCGCTCGACTGCCGCTTACTATGAAATGCTGGCTAATCAGCGCAATGTCAGCGCTGATGCCCTGGCGCCGTACATTGCCGCTCTCCGCGCCGTCGAGGATGCGCAGGCCCGCTCAGCGCAAACGCTTGCCTCGCAGCAGACGGCTCAGCGCCAGGCCGCCGAAGCGGCGCGCGAACAGGCCGCCGCACAGCGAGAGGTGGCGCAAGCCCAGGCTGGGCGCGATGCTTTCCTGAATAGCCTACGCGAACAGGTAGCGCTGTTCGGCCGTTCGTCCGATGAAACGCTCCGTTATCGCGCGGCACAGGCCGGCGTGTCGCAAGAGGCATCGCACCTTATTTTGCAGCTGCAGAACATGCGCGCCGCTCACGAAGGTATAGCGGCGGCCACGCGGGACGAAGCCGCAGCCGCCCGTGAGGCGCAGCAAGCGCAATCGCGCCGTGACGGCTTTATCGCCAGCCTGCAACAGCAGTCGGAAGCTATCGGTCGCACGCGCGTTGAATTGTTGGAGATGCAAGCTGCACAGATGGGTGTTGCCACGCAGGCGGCACCGTTCATTGCCCGCCTACGCGAGGCGGATAGTGGAATTGCGAGCACGGGCATGTCGGCGCGCGCTATGGCGGCATCGTTGCGGCTGGTCCCGGCGCAGCTCACGGACATTGTCGTAGGGTTGCAGGCTGGGCAAGCGCCAATGACGGTGATGCTGCAACAAGGTGGCCAGCTGCGCGATATGTTTGGCAGTGCGGGCGCCGCGGCACGCGCGTTGGGCGGATACGTTGTGAGCCTGATTACGCCACTCACCGTGATCGCCGCCGCTGCTGTTGCACTTGGTGTTGCTTACCACCAGGGCAGCAAGGAGGCTGACGCCTATAACAAGTCGATTATCGTCACCGGCAATGTCGCGGGGACGACAGCAAACCAGCTCTCGGATATGGCGCGATCCATCGGTGCATCCGTTGGTACGCAAGGTGCAGCCGCGGAAGCACTGGCGTCACTCGTGGGTACTGGGCGGGTAAGCGCCGACAACCTGCAGCAGTTCGGTAAAACGGCGGTAACCACCCAGAAAGCGCTCGGCATTGCCGTGGCCGATACCGTTTCCGCGTTTACTGACCTGGGCAAAGACCCGCTGCAGGCAACCGAACGCCTGAACGACAAATACCATTACCTGACCGCATCGGTGTACGCGCAGATTAAGGCGCTGGAGGATCAGGGTAAGAAGGACGAGGCAGGCGAGGTCGCGCAAAAGGCATTCTCAGACGCCCTGGAAACGCGGTCGACCAAGATGGTCGCCAACCTTGGTCTGGCGGAAAAAGCTTGGGCAGGTATCAGTGGCGCGGCGAAGAAGGCCTGGGATGCGATGCTGGACGTGGGTCGCCAGGAGACGCCGGAGCAGGAAATTGAACGCCTGCAGGCGAAGATCGCCAAGGCCGCCAAGACCCCTCTAACCATCGACAAGAAGAACGTCGGTGACGCGCTCTTTGCAATTCAGCAGGACCGCTTCAATGGCGGCGCGGACGCACGCGGCAATCTCGATGCGGACAAGGCACGCGTTGCGGTTCTGATCGCCCAGGAAGAAGCCAAGAAGCGTATGGCCGCTATTGACGCGGGCCGTCAGAAGTTTGACGAAGCGGATATCTCTTGGCAGAAGGAGGGTGAGCAATTTCTCTCGCGGAAGGCGCAGCTTGAGAAGGAAGTCGCCAAGACGCGTGAACTCGGGCTTGCGGCCGGTATGTCCGACGTTGATATCCAAAAGCGCGTCGGTGAAGTCCGGAAAAAGTACTCCGACATCTACAACGATAGCGTCAACGCTCAAATTGAGGCTATACAGCGCCGCGGCGATATCGAGGAAGAGCGCGCTAAGCGCACTCGGATGGTGGTGACGGCGGAACAGGCCCTTGGATTCACCACTAGCCTCGATTCTCAGTTTAAGTACGAAGAAAAGCTTGAGGCCCTGGATCAGGCCGCATTCGAGCGCGAGAAGAAGCGCCTCCAGGAGAAGCTTGCGCTGACCGCGCAGAAACCGAACAGCGAAAAAGACCAGGCGGAACTGCGTGGGCAGATTGCGAAAGTGGAAGAGGCTCAAGAGACTCGAAGGCTCGAACTCAAACAAAAGATTATAAAGCTCGACACGGACGATAACGCGCGCATCGCCGCCAATCTTAATGCTCTCTCCGATGCGCGCAGCAATGAGCTGAACTCCCTCAACCAGCAGCTCCAGGCACAAAAGGATTCGAATGCGGAAATTGGCCTAAGCCGTACGGGCGTGGCAGATCTTCGGATGAAGATCGCCGACGAAACTGCGACTCGCTACGAGAACGAGGCTTCGATCATTTCCGGTAATGAGGCGCGGAAAAAAGACGCCGACACGATGAGGGAAAGCGCGGCGCGCATTCGCGAAATTGCACAGGCGCAGCGCGACGGAATTATCAAACAGGAAGACTTTGAGCGTCAAAGGAATTTCTGGTCATCGATCGATAACGCCGCGCATCAGGCCTTCCTGTCGATCGGTGAGGGCGGCAAGTCCGTCGCCCAGCGTCTAAAGGATAGTTTCAAGAGCATCTTCTTTGACTGGCTGTACCAGATGACCATCAAGAAGTGGATCATCAACGTCGGTACCGGCTTGGGCGCTCCGGTTGGCGTTTTTGGAAGTGCCGCGAGTGCTGCATCTGGCCCAGGTTCTGCGGCCAATGTAGCCGGTGAGGTTGGTGGTGCTTTCAGCCTCGCTGGCGCAGCTTCCAATTTATACGGGGCGCTCACAGGCGGTGCAACCCTCTCGGGAGGCTTGGGAACCGGCTTCCTTGGCAGTCTGGCCGGCGGATTGAATGGCGCAGGTATCGGTTCGGCTCTGGAATCGACGCTCGGCATGCAAATCGGTAACAGCATTGCGAGCACTGTAGGCACTTCCGTGGCAGGAGCCCTTTCCACCGGTCTTGGCGCGATAGCAACGGCGCTTCCATGGGTTGGCGGCGCCATGGCTGCGCTCAGCCTCGGCAAAGCCGCTTTCGGCCACGGACCCAAAGAAGTAACCTCCGCCGGCATCCAAGGCACTTTCGGCACTGATACTTTCACTGGCCTCCAGTTCCAGGACTGGGTGAAGAAGGGCGGCTGGTTCAGCTCGGACAAGAAAGGCACGGACACGCCTGGACTTGATCCACAGACTCAGAGCGCGCTGAATACTACCTACAAGAGCATCAAAGATGCCACGTCTGAGTATGCCAAGGCCCTGGGCCTTTCGACTGACACGATCGACGGCTACAGCAAGCAGATCAAACTGGCTCTGACGTCAGATAAAGATCAAAACGACAAGCTGATTGCGGAAATGTTTGCCGGGATCAGCAACGATCTGGCATCCAGCCTGCTGCCGAACATCGCCGCGCTTGAGAAGGCAGGGGAGTCCGCAGGTGCTGCGCTGCAGCGCCTAGCCGGTGACTTCGCGGTCGTCTCTGCGTCGATGAAGGCGATCGGGGTGGACGCGGACAAAGCCTTCGGCGCCGTGGGTGCAGCTTCGCTCGAGGCGCGCGAACGGCTCATCGCCCTGGCTGGCGGTATCGATAAGTTCGGTACGCAATCGGAATTCTTCGCGCAAAACTTCCTCACCAACGAGCAGAAGATCGCGCCGACTCAAAAGCTAGTTGCCGCCGGGTTGGCGGAGCTTGGCTACTCCAGCCTGAAAACGGTCGATGACTTCCGCGGTGCAGTGCTTGGCCTGGCGGATTCCAGCGCCCTGGCTACAGAGTCCGGAGCAAAGACTTATGCTGGCCTACTAAAGCTCGCCCCTGCATTCTTTGACCTGGCCACATACATGGACGGCGTTACAAAGGCAGCAAAGGAGTTGGCGGAGACCAACCTGGCGAAAGCTCTGCGGGATGCCGCCGACGAGGCGAGCAACTATATGTCCGGCGTAAATGCATCATTAGATGCAGTGAAAGCAGTCATCGACCGCGACAAAAACGTGGTGCAGCAAGCCTACGACGCAGCGATGAGCGGCTTCACCAAGCGCATCGACAAGCTTAATGATGCGATCGGCAAGACCAAGTCTATTGTCGATGTGCTGCATGGTGCCCTCGATAATCTCGATGTGCCGAACCAAGGCGACGCAGCTCGCGCCATGGCTGCAGCACAACTGAAGTCTTTCGCCACTATGGCTAAGGCAGGCGGCGTGCTTCCGGATGTGGAGATACTCCGCAAAGCCATCACTGGCGCAACGAAGTTCAGCGAGGACAACTACACTTCGTTCGCAGACTACCAGCGCGACGTCATCAGTACCCGCGGCGATATCGCTGCCCTGGGCGGCATCGCGGACGACAAGCTTGACCTGCAGCAGAAACAACTCGATGCGCTGACCTCACAAAAAGACGCAGCTCAAGCGTATTACGAATCGCAGCTCAATGGGCTGAATTCGCAGCTGGAGTACGCGCAGCAACAGGTCGACCTGCTCTCCGGTATTGATACGTCACTCATGACGCTGTCGCAAGCCATGGCTTCCCTGAAGACAACCGTTGCAGCCGCTCAGGGTAACTCCGCGGTCGGCGTAAATGCCCAAATCTCCGCCGCTTACCAGCAGTACCTTGGCCGCGCGCCGGAACAAGCCGGCATGGAGTTCTACCAAAAAGCCTACTACTCCGGTCAATCCACGCTCGATCAGATCGTCAACTTCATCAAAAACTCACCGGAGGCTGGCATCGTGCGCGGCAATGGTGGTGGCAGCAATGCCAACCCAGCGCCTTGGGCAGCTTCGGCGTCAAACAGCAGTCAACTCGGTACGCCGGAAACGAATCCGTTCTATTGGGCTGAGCGTGACATGTATGGACTGAAGGGCTTTGCGAGCGGCGGCGACTTCGCGGGCGGGCTGCGCATCGTCGGTGAGAACGGGCCGGAACTGGAAGCGACCGGACCATCGCGGATCTTCAACGCAAGCCAGACGGCAAGCATGCTGCGTGGCGGCAATTCCGACGCACTAGCGCAAGAGGTCAAAGAGCTGCGCAAGGAGTTGAGCAAGTCCCGCGAAGAGATGAATCGCGCTCTCTACGCCATCGCTAAAAACACCATGAACACTGCAGACCACCTCGACAACGCAGTGAACGGCGACGTTCCTTTGACTGTTTCAGCCATCTGACCTCATGATCATTATTGAACCTACCGCGATGTCGGATGCGGGGTACACCCGCGCCGGTCCAGGCTGCTACACGGACTACAACGGCGTACTTCAGACAGCGGCAGCGAATGAGTTGCGGGTGTCGTATGACCCGTCAGACCTCACGAAGCCGCCGTCTGTGTTGCTGGAGGCGGCAGGGATTAACCTGGCGCTGCAGTCGGAGGCATTGGACTCCGCCCCGTGGGCGACATATGCCTGCTCGGTAGGTGCTAATAATTCTCAGTCACCTGCATATACGGCAACAGCCGACAAGCTGTTTGAAGATACGTCGAATGGAGCGCATGGTTGGTTCCAAACCACGACATATGCTGCAAGCACCGTCTACACACTTTCATTCTTCGTAAAGGCCGCTGGCAGGACCGCGATTTATGCAGAGGCTCAAACTTTAGTCCCTACATTTCCGTCGGCAATTTTTGATCTAAGCGCCAAGTCAACCAACTCATCTTCAGCCACGATCAAGAGTGCTGGCAATGGATGGTACTTCTGCACACTGACCTTCAATAGTGGAATCGGGGTAGCAGCCAATAACATCAATTTCAATATCGTAAGCGGATCGTCGGTCAGGAGCTACCAAGGCGACGGCTCCAGTGGTCTGCTGGTATGGGGTGTGCAGCTAGAAGTCGGCGCGAAGGCGACCAGCTACATCCCCACTACCAGCGCCGCCGTCACTCGCGCAGCCGACGTAATCGGTACTCCTACCGGCACGCTTCTCAGCTCCAACATCGCCGAGAACGAATATCCGCCCTATGCAGTGGGCACTTCGTTTGCGCTGAATGCCTTCTGCATCGACCCGCCAAACCACCTGATCTACCAGTCGGCGGTTGCCTCCAATCTGGGGAACGCGCTGACCGATGAAACCAAGTGGACAAAGATCGGCTACACGAACCGCTGGCGCGCGATTGACCAGTACAACAACACGGTCACCTCAAACCCGGAGCGCATCGTCTACGTGTTCACGCCGCAGCAGCTTGCGCAAGGCTTCTACCTGGGCGGGCTCGATGCGGACGAAGTCCAGGTGGTTGTGCAAGACCCGGTCGAGGGCATCGTCTACAACGAGGTCCAAAGCCAGCAGGTATCGAACAGCCAAAGCAGCTACTACCGCTGGATGTTCAGCCGCATCCGGCGCAAGACCTTCGCTGTCTCGGTCATGCTGCCGCCATACGCCAACGCGATTGTCACGATCATCATCAAGAAGCCAGGCGGCACGGCTAAGTGCGGCATGTGCGTGCTTGGGCCTCTCATGGACATCGGCCTTGCCCAGTACGGCCTTGGCGCGGAAATCAAAGACTACTCCACCACGAAATTCGAGTTCGACGGCACCAGCACGACCACTGAGCGCGGCTACTCCAAGCGCCTTTCGGTCGATGTGATCGTGGAGAACGACAACCTCGATTACGTCAACGAGCTACTCATCAACTATCGCCAAAAGAACGTCGTCTACGTCGGTTCTGTCCTATGGGGTATGGCGATCGCTTACGGGAAATTCTCGTCCTTTAAACCCGTCATTACGGAGTTTGAAATCTCCAAGATGGCAATGCAAATCGAGGGCACTGTGTAATGACTTTCACTTCTATTGATCCCATCCCAACCGGTCTGCGCAGTCAGCAGCAAGCGGTGTTTGATGCGGCGATGGCGGGCTTCATGCAGCAGCTACCGACGACTGTCACGCAGATGAACACGGCAGGCTCGCAGACGGACGTGAATGCCGCTGCGGCTACTACTGGCGCGAATTCGGCAACGGCACAGGCTTTGATTGCCACTTCGGCGGCAGCCGTGGCCACGTCGGCATCCGGTGCGTTGATGTTCAATAGCGGGACGAGCTACACGCAGGGACAGGCCGCCATCTCCCTCGTGAACTTCCAGACATACCGGCGCAAGACGGCGGGCGCGAGCGCCACCGATCCCGCGAACGACCCGACCAACTGGAATATCGGCAATCAGACCCTGCAGATATACACTCCGCGCACGTCGAATATCCAGCTCGTGCAATCAGACAGCGGCAGGCTGATCGATGTGACGAGCGGCAGCTTTACGCAAACCTTAGCCGCAGGGATATCCCTCGGTATCGGCTGGTATGTGGATTACAGGAATTCTGGTACGGGCGATGTGCTTATCGACCCTAATACCTCGGAACAGATTGCCGGCGCTCTGACATTTAGTCCGACCAAATCCGGGCAGAGCACGTACCGCATCAGCTGGGATGGGTCAGCTTTCCAAGTGGTCATTTTGTCGGCCATTTCCGGCTACATAAAGGTGAGTGATCAGAAGGCAAGCGGCACGCAAGGCGGTACCGCTACGACTACGAACATCACGGCGGTTCGCACCTTGAATACTGTGGAGGCGAACACGATTGCCGGTGCTTCTCTCGCAGCAAACACTGTAACGCTTCCGGCGGGCACCTACAGAGTGCGCGCCTCGGCGCCATTCTGCTCCACCGGCACCTCAAAAATTTTCCTCTACAACAACACGGATAGCACTTACACGGTAATTGGCGACTCGCTCTTAACGCCCGGCACGGCGACTCTCTACGGGCAGTTCACTATCACGGCGCAAAAAGATTTCCGCATAAGGTACTACGTCGGCACAACGTCAGGAACAAATGATCTCGGGGCTAATGTGAACTCTGGTCAGGTCGAAGTTTATGCGCAAGCGGAATTTACAAAGGCGGCATGATGATCTATGTAACCTATGACGAAACCGGCGCGCTGACCGGCTACTACAATCAAGACCTGCACCCGGATCATGTGGTCTGCCATATCGAGGTCGCCGAGCCACTGGTAAATCATTGGACCAGCTACCAGGCCAATGCCGCGCGCAATGGACTGGAAGACGCGCCGCCGTACGTGCCGCCGGTCGTTGTGCCCGCCAGTATTACACGCCGCCAAGCCCGGCAGAAACTCTTGCTCGCTGGTCTACTGGACTCCGTAGAGCCGATGATCGAGGCTATTCCCGATGCCACAGCTCGGGCATTGGCGCTGATCGAGTGGCAGGACTCGCAGGTATTCGAGCGCCACCGCCCGCTCGTGATCTCCATAGGCTCGGCGCTGGGCCTGGATTCAGCGGAACTCGACACGCTGTTCATCGAAGCGAGCGCGCTATGACCTTCCGCGCCTGCTTTTACAAAGGAACGCATCCTGGCCTGCCTGGGCTCTATAACCGCGCCGTGCGTTGGTGGGACAACTCCGACTACTCGCACATGGAGATTCAGTTCTCCGACGGACTGTCTGCCTCGTCGTCCTTCATGGACGGCGGTGTGCGGTTCAAACAGATCAACTACAGCACGGGCGAGAACTGGGACTTCATCCCACTCCCGGCCTGGATGGAGCCATTCGCGCGCCAGTACTTCGAGGATCGCGTCGGCTGGAAGTATGACGTGCTCGGCAATGTCCACTTCGTGTTTTCCCCGATTCGCGGCGATCGCAAGAAACTCTCCTGCTCCGAGGGTGGTATCGAGGCGTGCAGCATTCCTGTTGGTCAGGGCTTCCGCTTCACCCCCGGTGGTGCCCATGCTCTCCTCTCCAGCCGGATGCTCGCGCACTGCGGCCCGACGTTCGTCAGTGTCGAATTCAATAAACAGTAGTCCCGCACCACACCCCTGAAATCCCGAACTTCCGGCGTTCGGATTTCTTGCCTCACCCCTGCTGGAACAGCCCGCCATGCGCGGGCTTTTTTATTTCGACAGAGGACATAGATGACGACCTGGTATGTAAGGCCAAATACGTCGCATAACGCGACGCGAAACGGCACGTCCTACGCGAATGCATGGGGTGGTTGGAGCGAGATCGTTTGGGGCGCCAGTGGGGTGAAGACGGGTGATGACCTTTACGTTTGCGGGGCGCATGTCTACGCAACTGGCATCACCGTTGGAGTCCATACTGCGGTTGTCGCTCCGGTCACCATTCGCGGCGACCTTGCGGCCGATCCGGGAAGTATTAGCTTTACCACGCTGACCGACACGCTGACCATGGCGCGGGCGTGCACGAATCTTCTCGGGTTCACGAACGTTGCCGCTGTTACGCACAATGGCGCAGCCGTCAATTGCCGGTACCTGTACAACACGTTCAACACTCCGGGCAGCACATCGGGGATTCGCTTCGGCGCGGTCAACGACTTCCACAGCGACATCGAGATTCGGGGTAATACGTTCAACACCATCGCTCCATCGCCCACGGTGCACGCAGCGATTCGCTGGTGGGTGCAGACCGGCTCCAATTCGAGCATGACCCGCTGCACGATTGAGAAAAACACTTTCACCAATCAGGCGAACCGCTCGGTGATCGAATTCCGCACGCAGAACGACAGCAATGCTGCGGCGACGATGACGGACATCAAGGTCAACTACAACACGTGGTCCAATTATGCCGGCACTGCGCTTGGCCTGGATTGCCCGGGCACGCTGGGCCTGCCGTTCGCCGCTCACGGGGTACAGGTGCGCGGAAACACCTTCACTAATGGGCTGGAATCGCCTACTGCGGTATTTGGCGGCTGCATCGGCCTCACTGGCTGGGGTCCGTCCACGACTCCGGGATTCGGCGACAACCTGGTTGCAGACAACGTGGCGACAAACATTGTCGGTCCGACGAGCTTTGTCGATACCTTCTGGGGCAGTTATCTCATTCAGGACAATGTTGGTGATGGCTTCACCACCAACAGCATCGACGGCAACGGCATCATTTTGGACATTGGCACTGTCAATACCATTGTGCGCCGCAACCGCATCAAGAATGCATGGGGTAAGGCGGGCGTGTTCAATTCCGGCTGCGGCTTGATGATTCTCGGCCAGTGCACTAACAACCAAATTTACGGCAACTGGTTTAGCGGCATGCAGACCGGGATTTTCCTCGGCGACACGCAAGGCGCGTGCGACAACAAGGTCCATAACAATGTGTTCCTCGGAGTCACTCAGAACGCCGTCTATATCCACAGCACGGCTGCGCTGCTGAACGGCATGCTGTGCGCGAATAATTTCTTTGGCGGCGACGGCTACAGCGTCCGGGATCTTTCGGGCGCCAATTGGACGATGGAGCAGTTCAACACCTTCTCCGGCTTCTCGCTGGGCACCTCGAATCACACGCTCGGCAGCCGAAGCGTGACTCGCGCGGCGGGCATCGCCAGTGCTCTTTATGCAGATGCCAACCTCAGCGGATTGGATGCTGGCATGGTCGCCTCGCTGACAGCCCTGCCGAACTCCGTATTGCACTTGCAGTAACCCACCCAGTCCATTCCTGCCCGCCGCGTGCGGGCTTTTCTCATTGTAAAGGCCGATATGACCGAACCAGTCTCCACCTTCCTGGCGCTGCTCGCCGCGCTTGGTAAATTCATCATCGCAAACCTGCCTGGCGCTATCGGCTCGGCTATCTCGCTCAAGTTCCTTGGCAAGGACTTGTCGATCAGCCAAAAACTGACCTCGTTCGCCACTGGTTGCGCGTGCGCAGTTTATGCCGCACCGGCAATCATCGAGCTTTGCCACATTCCAGGTGAGCACATTGGCGGGTTGCTTCAGCTGGTGATCGGCATCTTCTCACTGGCCGTGGTCCGCGAACTGTTCGTGGAGATCAACAATGCGGACCTGATCGGGGCGCTGAAGCGCCGTTTCCTCGGGGGCGACAAATGATCCCCAAACTACTCTCCTGCGCGGTGCTCGGCGCCTGCATCTGGGGCGTGCTCAATCCCCGCATCCAAACACGCACGGTCGGCACGCTGTCCCTCTCCCTGATCGGCATCCTGGCTGCTGTGAGTCTGCTATGACACTCGATCAGCTTATCAAGATCATGCCAATGGCCCGCAGCCGGGCGCCGACCTTTGTTGACCTGCTCAACGCGGCGATGGGGGAATTCGAGATCAACACGCCAGCGCGGCAAGCCTCGTTCCTGTCGCAGATCGGCCACGAGTCCGGCCAACTGCGCTACACGAAAGAACTGTGGGGCCCAACGCCGCAGCAAATGCGGTACGAACGTGACTTCACCGCCGTATGGCCGCCAAGGGTCAAGACCGACCGCAACCAGCTTCCTTTCGACCTCGGCAACAGCGAGAAGGGCGACGGCGAACGCTTCATGGGGCGCGGCCTGATCCAGACGACCGGCCGCAAGAATTACGCGGCATGTGGCGTGGCCCTGGGCCTAAACCTGATCGAGCAGCCCGACCTGCTGCAACTGCCGGTCAACGCCTGCCGCTCGGCGGCGTGGTTCTGGAAGTCCAAAGGGCTGAACGAACTGGCTGATACGGGCGACCAGGAGCGGGTGACGCGCCGAGTGAATGGGGGCTTAACCGGCCTGCCTGACCGCGTGGCGCTGTTCAAGGTCGCACAGGAGGTGTTGGCGTGATCCCGATCCCCGCCTGGGCCTGGCGCCTGCTTGCCATCGGCGGCGCACTCGTCGCCCTGTGGTTCGCCTACGAGGCATGGGAGCACCACATCTACCAGCAAGGCTACAGCAAGGCCAATGGCGAATGGATAGCCAAGGAAGAGGGTATCTCCGCTGCTGCTGAAGCCAAATATCAGAAGCAGTGGCAAGACGCGGTCCGGCGCGGTGACCAGCTGCAAACCAAAGTCAACGAACTGACGGCCACCCGCACGGCCATGGAGAACGATCATGCGAAGAATCTTAAGCAGGCTGTTGCCTCTGCTGTGTCTGGTGCTGAGCGCCTGTGGTGCCGCGCCCAGTCTACAGCCCACCCGCTACCTGGAAGCACCACCCAAGCGCCTGCCGCCGATCCCGGTGGATCTGGATCAGCACAAGGAACCGAAATCCTGCCTGGACTGGCTGGCCAGCTTATCGGCATCGCCGGAGCTTCAGCAAAAGACGTGCGGGACTACAACAGCCTCCTCGACTACACACGAATGATCCGTACCGAGTGCCTACGCACTGAAGGGGATGGAAATGCCGAAGAAGCCACAGCCCGACCCTGAATCGTGCGAGCACTGCCACTACTGGCAGGGCAATGACGCGCGCGACTACGGCTATTGCCGGCGCTTTCCTCCTGTCGCCGCGCTTGGCGAGAACGGCCCCGAGTCGCACCAGCCTGTAACCGAATGCAGTGAAACTTGCGGCGAATTCAAGCGCCGCCTTAACTCGTAAGGTGAGCATGGAAATCGATCCGAAAAACGAACTGCTGCGAGAGGTGGCGACGGCCCGCCAGTTAGAAGTGCTGAATGCCCTGGCGCAGCACAAGACCATCACCGGGGCGGCGAAGGCGCTGGGCGTGACCCGGTCGACTGTGCAGGATTCGCTGAAGTCACTGAACGCGGCGGCGGCGCGCAAAGGCTACGCTCCCGGCCACTTCGAGCACGGCACAGCGCCTGGCTTCAACATGGGTAAGGTCACGGTGCAGCGCGGCCCGGACGGCGAGGTCGAGCGGACCTGGGAGCGCCAGAGCCCCGATCAAGAGCAGGTTGCGGAACTGCTGCGTCGCTTCGTCGCGGAGTTGAGTGAAGGCGTTAAGGGGCTCTCACCCAAGGTTCGCGCGCCTGCCATGACCAACGCCGACCTGCTGACGGTCTATCCCATTGGTGACCATCACCACGGGATGTATGCGGACCCTTCCGAGACCGGCGACGCCTACGACGCGAAGATTTCCGTTCACCGCCTGGAAAGCGCTTTCGACCACCTGATCGCGCTGTCGCCGCCGTCCGAAACCGCCTTGCTACTCAACCTCGGGGATTTCCTTCACGGGAACGACAGTACCAACGAGACCGAGCACGGAAACCGGCTAGATGTCGACACGCGGTTCGGCAAGGTCATGCACTCGGGTGCAATGGCGTTGGTGCGGTGTGTCCTGAAGCTGCTACGCAAACACCAAACCGTCATCGTGTGGAATATACGCGGCAACCATGACCGCGACGCTGCCCTGGCCATCGCAATGGCAATGAGCTTCTACTTTCACAACGAGCCGCGCGTGATCGTTGATATCGGCTCATCCCTCTACAAGTATCACCGCTTCGGGCGCGTCCTCATTGGCTCGCATCACGGCCACGGTGCGAAGGCTCAGGACCTGCCGCTGATCATGGCTGAAGACCGCAAAGAGGATTGGGGCGTTACTGATCACCGGGTCTGGCACTGCGGGCACATTCACCACCTGACGCGCCGGGATTATGTGGGCTGCACGGTCGAGACGCACCGCACGCTGGCCGGCACCGACGCATGGCACGCGGGACAGGGCTACCGCAGCAAGAAGGATATGAACGCCATCGTGTACCACCGGAGTCACGGCGAGATCCAGCGTACCCGCTTTGAAATGGGGATGCTGAAATGAACCTCGTCGCCGTCTTCATAACGTCCTTCTTCTTCGTCGGGCTGCGGAGCTTCCAGCAACTCAACGTCGTCCACCGCAAATACTGGTGGGTCATGCCGACCTCGATGTGCATGGCGGCGTGTGAAGTTATTCCTGATCGCTACCGCAGCCAAGGGCTATGGTTGGATCGTAATCGCCATGGGCACGGGTGCTGGCCTGGGCTGTCTGGCTTCAATGAGGTTGCACGAATGGCTAACCAAGAAAAAGCAATAGACCCACTGTCCGATGCGCATGAGGCGCTGACCTTTGGCGAGATCAAAGACACAAATCCAAAGGACGCCATCGCAACGAACAAGCTGCCAACGCACCTCGTTTCTCCGATCGTCAAAGCCTATCAGGCAATCGCGCACTTCCTCGGCAACGTGAAATACGGCGCCTGGAACTTCCGTGCTGCCGGCGCGCGGGCCTCAGTCTACCGGTCGGCGCTGGATCGCCATGTCGATGCATGGTGGGAGGGTGAGGAATACGACCCGACCGACGGCACGCCGCACCTGGCCAATGCGCTCGCCTGTCTGAATATCCTCATCGAGGCGAAGCACTCCGGCGGGCTGATTGATGACCGGCCACCGAGCCGCGGCGCTGAATATGCGAAGATTCGCGCAGAATTTGAGGCCTTGATGCCGAAGATCCGCGAGCGGTACGCCGACAAGAACCCGAAGCACTACACCATCGCGGACAGCTAGCGCTTGAACCGCTTCGCCGGCACCGCGCCCGGGCGCTTCAGCTTGAACCAGTCCGGACTCCTGACACCTGGCTGGTAAATCGAATCCGCCCGCTTTGCGACCACCCCCTCCAACTCTAGCTGTATTGCGCTCGCGTAAAGCCACGAGATCGGATGGATGACGTCTTCGCCACTCATATGCTGGACGTATAGCGTGTGCGCCGGCTGCAGCTTTTCCAATAGTCGCGCCAGGCGCTCCTTGCGCCAGAGTAGCGGCTTTTCAGTGATGTCCTGACTGTCTTCCTCCAGCAGGTCAAATACGCAGTAGGTTACGACCGGATCGCCAGCCGAATACTTCCGTCTCCGTGCTCGCGCGTGCACCGCCATGAAGTCACTGCACCCGAATTCATTGAGCACGCACATCTCACCATCCACGATCATCTGGCCGCAGTCTAGGCTGGCCAGCGCGTCGCGTATCTCAGGGAACCATTTCGTAATATCCGTGCCGCTCTTGGAGCGCAAAGCGCACTGGCCACCGCCGAACTGCGCCAAGCTGCGATATCCGTCGTGCTTCGGCTCGACGACCCAGCCATCCTGATCCTCGGGCGCGACTTTCCGTTCATCCAGCAGCATGGGGAGTAGGCCGGCGAAATAGATCAT